GATATCAATCTATAATAATTTGGAATAATCATGCCCACAAATAGCTTTTCTGCTATACCGGAAGAACTGCGTCAATATGAGCAATGGATATTGTGGAGATTAGAGGATGTTGGCGGAAAGAAACCAACAAAGGTCCCTTATTCTAGCAATGGGGCTACAGCTAGCGTTACTAATCCTAATGATTGGTGTTCTTTTGATGAAGCTCGCCATCATTACAATAGTGGTAATTACTCAGGTATCGGATTTGTATTTACTGAGTTCGATCCTTTTGCTTTTATTGACTTAGATGATACTGAAGGAAACGCCGAGCTAATTGAGCGTCAAGTTAAAGTTTTTAATGCCTTTGATAGTTATAGCGAAGTCAGTCCATCAAGCAAAGGGCTTCATATTATAGTCAAAGGCTCTATTCCGCAGGGACGGCGTAGAGCTAGCATTGAGATTTATTCGTCTGGTCGATATGCTACCATGACTGGAAATGTTTATGCAAATAAACCTATTGCTGATAGGCATGACTTGCTCAATATGCTGTTTCTTCAAATGAAAGGAACAGGGCCAGCGATTACTAATTATGCTGGTGATGACCCCCAAATTGAAGATGATACATCAATCATCATGAAAGCGTCTAGTGCGCTGAATGGTGAAAAGTTCTCTGCACTCCATCGCGGGGAATGGCAGGGAATGTATCCCTCTCAATCTGAGGCAGACTTGGCATATGTGGATATGCTGGCATTCTATACGCAAAATAGAATACAGATTGAACGTCTTTATACTACATCAGCATTAGGGCGCACAGATAAAAAGCGCACTCGAAAGGATTACATTGATTGGATGATTAACAAGAGCTTCGATAAGCTCTTGCCAAAGATTGATTTTGATGGTTTTAGGATTGCTCTAGAGGAAAAGATAGCCGCTGAAGCTCAGCTTTCACTACCTCTTGATGGCGTGTCGGTTAACGATAAGCCACCGGGCTTTGATCCCGGTAATACAGGTTCAAGTCCTGTCGCGCCAGCCAGCACCATTCCACTCCCTCCCGGTTTAATGGGAGAAATCGCGCAATTCATTTATGAGGCTGCTCCTAGGCAGGTCGCTGAAGTCGCGATTGCTGGTGCTATTGGCCTAATGTCTGGTATTTGTGGGCGCTCTTACAATGTATCAGGCACAGGTCTTAATCAGTATGTGTTGCTGCTAGCTAAGACTGGTCGTGGTAAAGATGCTATCACGAGCGGTATAGATAAAATTATGCACGAGGTTAAAAAGACTGTTCCCGTCGCTGGTGAATACATTGGTCCAGAAACTATCAACTCAGGACAAGCTTTGACGCGATACATAGCGGATGGTTCTAATTGCTTTGTATCAGTGTTAGGAGAATTTGGGTTTACTCTTCAGCAAATTAGCGCACAAAATGCTAACGCTGCTGATAAAATGCTATACTCAAATCTATTGAAGCTTTATAGCCGCTCTGGTTATGGTAATGTGTTTAAGCCATCTATCTATTCAAAGAAGGACGACAGTATTCCTGCTACTGAAGCTCCTGCTGTTTCCATCGTAGGTGAAAGCAATCCAACTACATTTTATAATGCAATTGATGAAGATATGATCTTGGCCGGATTACTTCCTCGTTTCCTAATGATTGAGTATGATGGAGATAGAAAATATTTCAATGAACGTAGCATTCAAGCTAAGCCTTCCGATAGTCTCATTCAAATGATATCACAACTAGTTGCGTATTGTAAGGAATTAGCTGGTCATCGAAAGGTTATCAACGTTTCATTGAATAATGAAGCTACTGAGTTTATGCGCAAGTATGATCGTAAAACAACTGATACGATTAATCTGATTTCCCATCCTGCTATTGATGAATTGTGGAACAGAGCGCATCTTAAAGTGCTAAAGCTAGCGGCTATTGTGGCTATTGGTATCAATCCTTATAACCCTCTCATTACGATGAATGAGCTTAATTGGTCCATTCCTATTGTCGAGAAAGATATCAAATCACTTGCCCACAAATTTGATGTTGGTCAAGTCGGTAAGAACACTGAAGAATTAAAACAACATGAAGATATGATAAGAGTCATCAAAGAATACGTTACCAAAGATTATGATTATGCAAAGAAATATCGTGCTAACGCCGATCTACATAAAGATAAGGTTATTTGTAATACTTATCTCAGCGACCGGATTAAAAAATTAGCTTCATTTAAAAATGCTAAGATAGGAGCCACCAATGCTCTGAAAAGGATGATACAATCTCTTGCTGATGAAGGATTTTTAGTCGAGATTACTCATGTTGAGAAATCCAAGCGAGGTTATACTTATTTGGGTAAATGTTATGCAGTTATCAATGTATGATTATTAGTTAGAAAGTCTAAGTTATTGATTTATCTATACAAATTTAGATTTTTCACCTAAGTGTTTGATATCATTCAGAAAGGTGTGGTTGGTATGCAAATTGGTATGAAATTGGTATGGCTAAGTCATTGATTTCATTATACCAATGGCTGTTTTAGGTATTTGGTATGCTCTGTCTCTCTTTCTCTCTCTTTCTATATTAATTAAAATTACATTTTCAGTCATTTTAAAGCCTCTTATATTAATAGGTTTTTCTCTTATATACCATATATACCAATTATACCAAGTATAAAGAAATCAAAGACTTAGAGATACCTCAGAGACTACCTGAGACCTACCCAAAGAATGGAGAACTTAAAATGGAAGATTTGATAATAGAAAACGAGTATGGATACATCTGTATTGAAAGAACTATTGACAAAGGGATGACTATTTATTTTAGAGCTAAGGACATTCAGTTTATGCCAGATGACCATATAAAATTTAACGAGGCTGAAACGTTAAAAATAGGAAAGTGGATAGCTAAAGGTTTGGTATAATTGTGGGCAAAACAGGAGACTGAAAGATGGATATCAAAGTAATTCAAAAAGCCGCTGAGGATAAGATTGACTTGATTACCAGTACGAGCATTGAGGTGATGGAGTTAATCGCTAAAGCAGCATGGAATGAAGCTATCGAGGCCGTTGCTCAATCTGTGGAAAATAGGGAAACAGCGGTGTATACTGTAGATGAAATCAGAAAGTTAAAGAAATGAGCGAGCGAGTAATTAGAAGTTGGAGGCTTAGACGCTGGCCTTTGACTAGAGCTTTACTTGCGCTATATGCAACAGATAGACGGCAGAGTTGCTTTTATAGAGAACAGTATTGGAGGTATAAGAGATGAGAGAAGAAATAGAGCCTTGGTGCAATCGAGAGTTTTACAAGACTGGTAAGCTAGGTAAATGTTTAGGATGTAAAAATGAATGTCGCAAGTCACCTTGGGGGTATTGGTGCTATGACTGCAATGTGCAACGAATAGAGCGAATAAATCAAAGCTTCAAAGATATCATGAAAGGTGGTTAGTGATGACTGAAATTAAACTCGGTAGCAAGAGCTATCCATATCTAGCTGTCGCAAAGCATTACAATATGCCTTATCGAGAAGTGTTAGCATTTCTGGATAATGGAATTAAATATTGTCAAGCTCCGTGGCAGATAGCAGTACTCAAAGCTGAAGCTGAGGAAATGGAACGTCGCAGAAGAGTAAGAAGAAAAATTTCTTGACATGGCTTCAACGTTGGTTCATGACTGAAATGTCGAGAAATTTTTAAATAGGTGATCCATGACTGAACGTTACCCAATTTCTTCAAGTTCTCCCAAGTTGTTTCAAGTTGGTCGCAAGTATGACTATCCATTCAATTCCTTGCAAATCGGGCAATCTTTTCCCATTAAGAAAGATGAAGTAAAGTTAGAGACATTGCGTTCAATTGTAAGTAAGGCTGGTAAGAAGCTGGAAATGAAATTCCGAGTTATTAGTCACGACGAATGCTATGAAGTTGGGAGGATTGCTTGAGACTGTCTGATAGTATTGGGTCTGTATCAAACAATTCAAGCGAGCCTGCCCCCGATGGCAAGCCTAAGCTAATACTTAAAAACATCTACTATATAGAGCAGCACAAGCGAGTGAATAAGCTATCAGTGAAGCTTATAGAGCCGGGAAAGCTGCTTATGTATTTGAGCAATGGTAAAAACAATGATGGTTCCGAGCGATATTGCCATTTCATGGTCAACAAAGAAAATATTGATATTTTGAAAAAATGGCTTGACGAATACGGTTGAGCCGTGTAGATTTAAAAATATCAGAGAGCAAATGGAGAGCAAAGATGATTTATCGGATTGAAATGGATGGTTTTGTTAATCATTTCGATAAAGTATCTGAGATGAAAGAATGGGCTGAAAGCCTCATTCGCCGCTATCCTGATATGATTGGTAAGAAGGCTCGTATTTATAAAGCCGTTTGGGTTGCTAAGGATGGTTCTGGTGCTCAGTACGCTGGTGTAACCAAAGAAGTTGTTATCGGAGCATAAAATAATTTAAAATAGTGCTTGCATTAAAATCGAAACCGTTTATAGTCTGAATATCAACTGATGGAGATCAGAAAATGCTTCGCTTTAATATCAAATGCAGTCAAAAGCTTGACGATGGTGACACAGCTTTAATTGAAGAATACCGCGATGTTAATAGCTCAGATGTTGCTGAGATTATGACAACTTACTATCAGCGCTCTGCTTCTAAGTCTTATGTCGATAGTTTTAAGATTGAAGTTGAAATTAAACGTTGACAGGTTTAAAATAGCCGTGTAAAACCGGCTCACTAGCAAACATTGGAGAATGTATCATGACTTTTAAGGAACGAGTAGACGCAGCTAGGTTTGTGCGAGAGCTCGAAACTGTTTCTGTTGATCTTGCTGCATGGGCACAGCAGAAAGTTGATGATGGATGGACGGTTGACGATATCAAGCTGCATTTGCGAAATGTGGCTAAGTTTATTAACCGATAAAAGTTTAAAATAACTATTGACATAGTAGCATTAGCCGTCTAGGTTGATGCCGAGTGCGGGGGTGACAAGCCATGAGCACAGATATTAGCCCGAAGTGGACGTGTTTGGCGCCGAGCAAAGCAGCCTGCGCGTGGCCGGATTGCGGATGCGACCCAGAGGCCACCAAAGTCATTGTGGCGCTTGTCGAACAGGGTTGGCAAGCACCTAAGGAAGTTGAAGCGATCCTTGCTCGATCATCCGAGCGATGTGATGCGGGGTGGCAACCGATCGAGACGGCGCCGAGGGACGGGACGAAGATTTGGGCGTGCGAGGATGATGTCCAGTACGAATGCTGGTGGCGGGATAGCAGGGGCGAAGCCTACTGGATGGATCGCGTAGATAGCGAACCGGAGCCGACGCATTGGCGCCCGCTTCCAGCGTTGCCCATTGTTGTCTCTGGATCAACGGAGAGCAGCAATGGCAGACCTTCAAAAGTGGTTTGAGGAAATGAAGGCGGCTCTACCTCAGAGTACGAGGGAATAATTATAAAATAAATGTTGACACTGGTGATAGGAGCATTTATAGTGCTCCTATCAAATAACAGGAGCTTCCAATGCCAGCTTTCAATGTCTACTTTCGCCGTCTTAACGAAACCAAAGGCAAGTTTGCTGTAGGCCCGTTTAATACTAAGGCTGAAGCTTCAGCTTTTGCTATTCGTGCAAATAGCAAGCCATTTACCCCATTTTTCTATTATGTGATTGAGGAATAAAATAATTTAGAAAATGCAAATAGCCGGTTGACATTTAAAATCATCCGGCTATATTGCTTATATCAACTGGAGAGAAACAAATGGTTAAGAATGTAGAAATCGGTAAGTGCTACACGAATGGCCGTCAAACTGTAAAAGTTGTTTATAAGAATGCTGGAATGGCTGGTTATGATTGTTATCTTTGGGTAAAAACTAAAAAGAATTGGACTGCCAAGACCGGCTACTTTGATATCCAAAATGATAATTGGAAAGAAATAGAGCAATCTAGCTTTGTGCAGTAAAAATAATTCAAAATAGTAGTTGACATTAAAACCGTCAACCACTATACTCTAAAAATCAACATTGGAGAATGTAAGATGAAAGACCGTTATAAGGTTTCAAAGTGCGATGATGGTCAGTGGATGGTACATGATGATGGTGATATTATCTGTTATGCTGCTCAAGGCTCTGAGCAGCAGAAAGCACAATATGTTGCTGATGCGCTGAATGTTTATAGCCATCAGTTTAAAAATATTCAATATAAGGGTTGACAGTTTAAAATAGCCGTATATAGTTGCAATCACTGGCAGAGAGCCAGCATAATCAAAATGGAGAATATAAAATGGTTACTCTTCGAGTTGGTGCTGTCAAGTTTCGTTCGCTGAAGCAGGCTTTCGCGGCTGCTCAGCGTAGCAATCCGGATTTGAAGTGGATTACTTGGTATATGCGTCATCGTATGGGAGCTAACTATCAGCAGGCAAAGCGTCCTGTGAGGAAGTATAATAAGCGTGTTGACTTTCAGGCTGCTGCCTGATATAAGTTACTAACTGCCTTATAGCAGCAATGAGCACGAAAGGCAGTAAGGATTGAAATTAAAGGTGAACACTTCAGAGACCTTTAATTGAGAGACCTTACATAACTCCTGCATACCTAATGGCTGGTAGCGAATGCTCAGGATGCTATAGGGATGGCTGGCTAGTCGCGTTAAATCCTGTCAGGGTGGCTAACCAGTTATTGAAAGTGGTAGATTGTAATATTGTGCACTGAGATTTGCACGATGCATAGAGCTTGCTAAGTTCTATGCGGGCTATTATGGTCTGGTAACTGGTCTCAGCCAGCCACTTTAACCATTGGAGGATGGAATTGCCGCGTGTAGTGAGCGAAGCAGAATTTAATCAACGCATTAGGGAAGTGCTAGCTGACGAGCGAGTTTTAGATATTGGCGCTGTAGTTGGCCCCGGTAGGTCTGGAGCTATTGCCGCAGTTTATGCTAGCCATATTCTAGGTATTCCATTCATCCCATATGGTCAAAAGCATCCTCAACATCTAGGTAGATTGCTTATCATCGACACTGCTACAGATAGTGGGGCGACACTTAGGAAGGCTGGTAGAAAGTATGAAGGCACTACACCTTTAATCATTGCTTGCTATCATGAGCCGCCAAGGGTAATGTTTTGGTATGAGGCTAATAAGCCTCAGAGGTATAGACATGAAAAAGCAATCCACATGCCAACGCTGTAGCGGTAAGCTTCAGAAGCTCTCAGGCTTTAAGGTTTGTGCTCAGTGTGGGCATAGGCTTGGCTCACAGAGCTTAGATATTGACTGGCAGAATATTAGCGATACAGGAATTAAACGCATTGGTGGGGCTGATAATCAATCTAAGCCCTATCGAGGAAATAACCCACGGCGCAGAGTACCGCTCAATTTTGATGAGGATTGAATGACATTAAAGCAAAAAATTAAAATGGACTTTGGCAAGCCTACTGAGATTGAAGCGTTGATCTTGGCTAATCAGGCTTTAATATTGCAAGCACTTGAAATTCTAGTAGACAAACCACAAGTCAGTAGCTTTTTAAATAAAGCTATTTTGAATATTCACGATATCTTGAAGCGGCATCATGAGGATGATAGGTAATGGCATTTAATCGAGGGAGTATTCAGACTTTCAAGCAAGAGCGGTTAGCGAAAGAAGATATCAGGTTATTGATTGAGTGTGTTAGAATTGCTAGAGCTATTCCTGAGCAAGTTGGTGAATACGCTACCGATACTCGAATTGAATTGCTGCTAGGTAAGTTGTTGAGGATGGGGAAGGCTTGATGAAAAAATCTCCTCCTCTCTATCTCTGGCCTTTAATGATTTCTTCAGCTTTAGCTGCTATAGTTATTGGATGCTGGGCGGTTGATCGCGCAGCAGACATGAAAGGGCAACACGATGAAGTATTACAGCATTTGGGACGTGATCGCGGACTGCCGTGATTTGGCATTGACAATTGCAGCTATGGGCTGTATATTGTGTCTTTATGTTGGGTTGTTCGGAGGAAATTAAAATGAGTGGTGATATCACCAGTAAAATTAGATTTATTGATGACTTAAAGTGTGAAGCCTTTTTTACTTGTCATGAACATGGTAAAGGACTGAGCATTTCGACACATAGACCTAATCGTCCCGGTCCTATTGTCACGATGGTCAGGGAAGATGCTATTAAGTTGCGCGATTGGTTGAATAGGGAGTTTCCAGATGCTTAATAATGGTACGATTATAGCTGAAGTGACTAAGCGAGCTAAGGCTACTTTTGCTAGTAAGCCGATTGAGACGATTTACGATGATCATTGGATCGATACTGGTAAATTGTGGGCATCTGAACTTAGGGCCGAAGGCTTGGAAGAAACAGCTAAGACTGTTGAGAAACATATTGAATGGTTTGAGAGGCAGCTAAATGAATCATGACAGTAGAGTTTTAAATACTGTAATTGTCAGCTTAGCTGTTGTAGCACTCGTTTTGCTTGCCACAGTTGTTTGGTTAGTACCAGCCAAGGCCATGATCGCTGCATTGACTTGGTGTGGCTTTCTAGCTATCGGCGGATGGTTTATCATGAGTGTGAGCCGATGATTTACGAAAATATTCGAGTTTTGGCTGAGTTTGGTAAAGGTACTGTGATTATTGGCTGTAATCGAGTGCAAGCTAATGAACAGTCTGAATTCTGGTATGTCTCGATTAGGGAAGCCAATAAGCAATTTGTGCCCGGTGAAAAAGTTGAAACGTCTGATATTTTGGACCATTCTAGCGAAATTTATTTGACATTTCCTAGTGAAAGCCAAATGCTTAAGGTTATGGCTGGTCTTAGCAATAAGACTCTTGAAGCTGTAACTGAAAAATGGAATGCTTCTAGAAAAGATAATAAAAGGCTTGACGTGTCAGAATAAGCGTCTATAAAGTCGATATCAGCTTTGGAGAAAGCGCTATGGAACGCTGCAAATACTGTGAAAATGCCGATGCTCAGCATTCAGAACATTATAACGGATTTGTATGTGTTGATTGTTATAATGAAATGAGCGAATATGAAGAAATGGAAAGTTTGGCTGCTTTTGCAGACCATGACCCATTTGCAAATTAAAGCTATGGTGTCGAAATGACTGAAGTAACTGCCTACAATAACCCCAATGCTCCTATTCATCGCCAATGGATTGCCTATGTCGTAATGGACAATGGCAATCTATGGGGGGTTTATGCTATCGGAGCCACTGAGGAAGCAGCCAAGGTCAAAATCCAGACCCTTTGGGAGAGCGAGCGCCAGAAGGTAAATAGGATTGCTTTAGGCGATAAACCAGCGGTTTTTTCGCCTTCCCCCTCTCAACCTACCGGCTGGCCCTCAGAACTTACAGGCGAGGCTCCTAGGGCTTCCGGCAAGGGTCAATACGCAGTAGGCTCTAAATGGGTTATTAGCGCCAAGGGAGAGCGAGCACGAGTTGGTGCTGAGAAAGCTGCTGAGCTTGTGGCTAATGGTTGGCGATATGGAAAAAATTAAAATGGATCATTGGCTGGTATTAATTTGCATCATTGCTGCTGTTTGGGCTTTTTGTGTGACAGGATAGCTATATGGAACAGGAAATAGGCGAGTTTGATCCATTTGAGCCTCTATTTATCATGATTGATATCTACTCTGGATTAGAGCTTGATAGCGAGCCTATGACTGATGACGATTGGCAGGAGTGGTTAGACAATGAGTGATTTAAAATGGCTCAGAGAAAAGCTAAAAACTGTTGAATTTTATATGGCTAAAGATTGGAATAAATATAAGTATTTGATTGCATATAGGCATTTTCTTATTAGAGATATTTGCAATATTCAGTTAAAAGAGTTTGACAGAAGCTAAAAGTCGTGTATAGTGAGCTTTGTTAGCAACCATTGGAGAATGGAACGATGAGCTTTCTTAGTGAAGTGCCTCGCGAAACGCTTCAGAGCCTTTTCAATACTGTTGCGCTTGATAAGCCTTCTGTCGGCTCTACTGTGCGGATTGTCGGTGGTCAAAAACATCGCGGTAAAGTTGGTATTGTTAAGCGTCATCAGCGTGATGGCTATGTCGATCCTTTCCGTTATGGTAATAGTGCTAGTCACATGATGACACAAGCGCGCGGTCGGTATGGTTATATTGTACTTGTTCAGGAATTTGATGGTCCTTCATTTTGGGTTAAGGCTGATTATTGTATGGTTTGTGTAGAAAAAGAATGGGTTGATTAAAATAAACAATTGACAAGGTAGGCTTAACCGTCTACCTTGTCATAGCTACCGGACAACAGTTATCTGTATCGAGCCTAGCCGGTAAGTGCCATAGAATTTAGGGATAGCGCCCTAAATGTCAACCGGACGGTAGCACTTTAAATATCAGCTTTGGAGAAAGCAGCACAATGACTCTCGCAATTCAAATCAATCCGGACTGGCTAGTTAAGCAGGATGAGCATATTAAGGCTTTCCGCTGGTATTGGTTCACTCGCGGTGTTGAAATCAAGACTAATGGTCAGATTTTCGATAATCGTGGTCGTGCTCACTACTGCAAGAGTTATGAGCAGGTAGCTCGGGAGTATGCAGCATGAGAAACCTTCAATGGTTTAAGCATGGTGTTCAATATGACGTTAAATGTAACGCTCTGATTTATGGTTCAAAAGTAAAACACATTATAACTGTGTTTTCTTACGATGACACTAAAGAAGATGCGCTTAAGCTCGCTGTTGACGAATTGAGTAAGTGTGGGTATAGCAATATAACTGCTGATAAAATTGTACGTAATGATTGGAGGCGGCGATGAGCGGATTTAGAAATCAGCGTTTAAATTCAAACACCTATCGCTTATTTGTGGGCAATCCATCACTATCTGAGATTGATATGCTAAAGTTAGATTTGTGTAATGCTGAGCAAGCAACATATGAGAAGGCGATTGACACCATGTCGCGCGAACGTCGCAATAGCGCTCACTGGTGCGCTGCTCACAAGATTGCCACACAATCTATCATAATTATCGGAAACATTAAGGTTAGCAGGAGGATTAAATGAGCGTTAGCTTCAATGAAATCACAGTCTGTTATGACGCTCTGCCTTACACTGGTGAGTATATTGTATGGTTTGGTGATTATGATCTAGGCACTACTTGTGGTTATGGTCGCAGTGTTGAGACCGCTATTGCTGATTTGCTAGATCAGTTGGAGGATTAAACTATGGAAATTCGCCATTGCCATTCTTGTAAAAATAAATCTGACGATGTGGCTTGGTCATTTGTTTTCGAGGGTTATTTTTGTGATCATTGTTACAGTGATCTGATTTACAAAAAGCCTGAAGAAAGAGAGACTGCTGATGACTGATCAAGAAATTAAAACTCTGTTGACTGAAACACTAGATAAGGCTAATATTGCTATTGACCATCTACAGATTAGGCGTCAGGCTAGCCAGAATGGCAATAAACAGCGATTGAGCTACATTACTAAGAAGCTCGATCTAATTACTAAGTGTTGCAATCTTGCATTGGATAAACTGGAGGAAGCCAAGTGAAATTCATTAAGTTGACTGAAACGTTTCAGAATGGCGATAAGCATGAAATTCATATTAATTTTGATCTAGTTAATATGTTTAAAGTCGGTGATAGGAAAGCTGATGCATTTATTCAAATGAAAGATGGTAAGTTTTTCTTTGTAAAAGAAAGTTGCAATGAAATCTGGCGATTGGTCACTAGCGAATAAGAAGGTTGATAAAATGAAAGCTATTGCATTTGCTATCATCTGCGCAGCTTACTTGCTCTTACCAGCTGAGGAGTTTAATAAATTGTCTGACAATAGTAAAAATTGGCTTGGATTGTCTTGGCTACTTTGTATCATTGGATTTTGGTTCTGCATTTTTATTGAAAAATAAGTGTTGACACAATAAAAATGCCGTATATATTGCACTCATTAACAACGCATTGGAGAATGCAACATGGCTGATCCTCTTAAGACACAGTTTTCATCAATTGCTGAAGCTGCGGCATATCTAGAGAGTAAGAAATTTGAACAGGTGTTTGGGGATACCAAACGTTATTGGTTGAGTGATTGTATGACTTTGAGTGCTACTGTCACAAATGATGATGAAAATAAATGTGTTATTATTGATTACACAGGTTGATATTTAAGATCATCCGTTTAAAAGCTAAATCACACAAACCAATGGAGATTGGATCAAATGGCTAAGCCGATTTGGGTTATTAATGGCAACTATGTGCGTAATAATCTAAGTATTTTGATTGAAGCTGCTAGTAATCCAGATGAATTGAAGATTTACGCTGAAAAGCGCATGGCTATCTATGATGCTCAGCCTGTTCTAGTTCGTAAGTGCATTAATGAAAACGGCATGGGTAACGGAAAGCATTTTAAGGATTTAAAAACAACAAAAGAAAAATGTGACGCTATTCGTGATATGCGTCAAAAACTTTATCAGAAAACATCTTTTTTGTTGACAGATTAAAATCAACCGTCTATAAATCAAATCACACTCAACCTATGGAGATAGGACAATGGCTAAAGCTACCGGCATCGCTCAATTCTCGCAAGGTAAGTCTGACGTTTTCAAGGTTGATCCGGCTTTGCTGGTTCTGGAGGATGGCTGGAATACACGCGACGATAACCCGGAATTGCTGGAGCATATTGATACGCTTGCTCAGTCAATTAAGGAAATCGGTGTTCGCAAGCCTCTGGAGGTTAAGCTCGTTGATGGCAAGCTTATCGTGCGCGATGGGCATTGCCGTACTCGTGCCATTCGCCGCGCGATTGAGATTTACAAGGCTGAGATTAAGGCAGTCCCGGTTGTCAGTGTTGATCGTTATGCCTCTGAAGAGGATTTGATCCTTAATCAAGTCATCAGCAACAGCGGCAAGCCTTTGACTTCCATTGAGGAAGCTAAGGTTTATAAGAAGTTGCTTGACCATGGCTGGCAGCAGGTTGACATTGCAAAGAAGGTTGGTAAGACCAATGGTCGTATCAGCCAGATTTTGAACTTGCTTACCATGCCTACACAGGTTCAAAATGCTGTGGCGTCTGGTGCGGTTTCTGCCTCTCTGGCTCAGCAGGTTGTCAATGGTGCGGCGACTCCTGCGCAAGCTTCTCAGGCTGTTGTAGAGGCAGTTCAACAGGCTCAGTCTGAAGGCCGCAAGGTTAGGCCTAGCGATGTTGGTCATAAGTCAGCAATGACTGTGGTTAAAGAAGCTTTCGAGAATAGCGATATTGATTGCTCTTGGGAAATCGTTGAGAAGGGTATTGTCTCAATTGATATGCCGTGCGAGGACTGGGAGAAGATTAGGAAGTTGCTGGAGTTGTAATCTCAGCAGCCAGTGTGGTTTCTGGTTAAAATGCTGAGTAGAGGGTGGCACAAACCACCTGTAAGGCGTTGCCACCCTCGCACATTAAGGAATTAAAATGAATAATGTAATTCAGCTTGACACAAAGCTACATCGCTTTTATGGTGTAATTAGGCGAGCGCTTGAAATGAAACAGCCTATTATTGTAGGCACGTCGAATGCTCCAGATAGAATGAGGGAATTGCAAAGGCAGTTTCCGGAAGCTATAATTGAGATTGTTGAGATTGGAGTTAAGGTGTCATGTCGGAAATGATTGAGCGAGTGGCTAAGGCTATTGCTGAAGAAATCAACGGTGGCAAGTTTGATGATAAACGCTGGTACAATGATAATCAGCGCGAGGTCCATATGCGTAGAGCTAAAGCGGCTATTGAAGCTATGCGCGAACCTACGGAAAAGATGTATAAAGCAGCTTCTTATATCTTGACCGCGCAGTCTGGTGTCTATGGCCCTGATGATATCTGGGCGAGCATGATTGACGAGGCTTTGAAATGATCAATCGTAGAGGCTTAATTACAGGCTTGATATCGCTGGCTGCTGCTGCTCCTGCTATCGTCAGGATTGAAAGTCTCATGCCTGTAAAGGTGATGAAGGCTGATTTTAAAATTTATCCATATCAACGAAAGCTGCTTTATTGGATCGAAAGCAATCCAGAAAATTATTTAAACTCATTTCAAAGACTTTGGTTTAATTCTCAAATGGGTAAATTCGTCTCTGAGCCTATTGATTATGAGGATTTCTATAAATGATCAAGCCGGAAGATATCAAGGGGAATGACGAGCGAGCAGAGCAAATCAGACTTTTCAGTTGGGCATCTATCAATCGTCCTCAATACCCACAATTGAAATGGTTACATGCTATCCCGAATGCTAACAGTCATAGGCAAGTTGCTGAAGGTGTTAGGGCTGGTGTAGCTGACATATTTTTACCGTATCCTAAATTAAAGATAATCAGAGGTGATATCAGTAGATGTTATGGGCTGTATATCGAGCTGAAGTTGCCGAAAAGATTTAAAGAAAAGAATGGCGGCTTATCGCAAGCTCAAATTGACTTTGGTAGATATGCAAATTCGGTTGGTTATTTGTGGTATGCTTGCTATGGTTGGGAACAAACACGAGATAGGATTGTGGAGTACTTAAAATGAGCATTGAAAGCCGATTGCAAAATATGTATCGCTATCGCGATGAGGCTCTTAAAGACCCTGTAGCTAACAAGCTCTATCTAGAGGATTTGGCTATCTCAATTCCTGAGTTTGAGCGAATGGTTAAACAGCCTAAGAAAGTATTTGAGACTTATCGCGGATTTGCTGTTGACGAAGCATTCAAAGCTGAGGAAATTAATAATGATTGAATGGTATGATAGATTTGCACTATATAGTTTATGGATTATGGTTTTATGCCATAATTTACAAGGAATTTTAAGTAATGCCAAAAATATTTGTACTCATTGAGAGCCAATCCGGCATTGTGCCTCAAATGTGGCATATTGAGCAAGTTTCAGGCGAGGGTGAGGAAAGGCTTCAGCCTGTTTTTAAATACCAGTTGACGAGCGAGGAAGAGAACGCTTGGAACGCTGAGGCTCGCTACAGAGAATTTTATGGTCTCTGACTGCAATGAATAAATTAAAGCCGTCAGTGCCGTCTCAAATAGCTTACAAATTAGTTCGCAGCGCTGTTGACAATCAGGTTAAAGCTGTGTAGAATATATAAATCAAAATAGGAGAATGTGTGATGCATTTCGCTGCAATCTTCGCGTTAATGTTTTTTGCTATGTGGTTTCTCGTGTTTCCTCGCTTTACTCTCATTGTGACTTCTCTCATTATCGGATTGGTGTCAATCACTGTTTTAGCAAAAGCACTTGGTGTCTGAAATGTATTCTCCGTTCTTCTTTTTCGATGTTTACATGCAATGGGTTGAAGCTTGGACTAATGTTCTAAGCTATCAGTCAGTGACTAAAGGTCCCGCTGTTATTCTTTATATCACCGAAGAGCGACGGGCAAAGCTTAAAAAGCGTCATCTTCGCCGCTTGCGTCTTGGTTACTGACAGGTTTGATTGAAATGGGTTGGTTTAGTGCCGTCTGCGATGCCTATGATGAAGGGCATTTGGCGGGGATGGAAGGGCTTTCTGAGTGCCCTTACAAAGTCGGTTCAATACAATGGCGATGGTGGAAAGCTGGTTATGAAGTTGGTCACCATACGTATTGCACATATCTAGAAGCTATCGTTGCTAATTTTCCGCAGGATTGATCATGCCTAAAACATTTGTATTTATTAAAACTCACTCTGGAGTTGTAGGACAGATTTGGCATAATGAGCAAGTCTCAGGAGAAGGTAAGGATAAAATCATTCTTGTGTTTAAATACATTATTCCTGAAGGCGATCAGTCGTCATTGTCCGAACTGATTGAAAAGTTCAAAGACGATGCAGCACAAAATTGATAGCTACAAAGACGGGTTTCGGTCTGTGGAGTTTTGCTCAATTTGTGGCAAAGAAGACTCCGAGTTGCTTGAAACGTCCTGTAAGCCTCTAGAATGGCGTTGTAATGAGTGTGGGCACATGATTCGAGAAAACCCATGCTTTCATTGTAAGCAAATTCGATTGCGAGTGAAAAAAGCAGTTGACAGGTACTTACCTAGGAACTAACTAAGCCTCATTGAATTATGAAATCACAAATTCAATACGAATTGTAAACCAAAAGGTGAAAATATGTCTGGTATCAATGTTGCTATTCTCCGTGCTATCGCAAATGCGAATGCGGCTAACACGGTTATTTATGTTTCTCCGGCTGAAGGTATGGACCTTGTGAAGCATCAGCCGCCGCTCATTACGGTGGATGGTTCCAATAAGGACCCGAACGATGCGAACAAGATTGCTGCTCACATCACCGATGATGGTGCTAAGTATCTTGATAGTGTTAATGGCGAAACTGCTAAGCCGTCTGCTCACTTTGCTGTGCAGTCTGGCGGTTTGGAGCTTCCCAAGATCAAGCGTGCGTTTGGTGGTGGCGGTGGTGCTCCAACCAAGTATCCTTTTGAAACTATGCAGGTTGGTGATTTCTTCTTTGTTGCTAATACCGATGTTGCTAAGGGTGACGCTGTTAAGACGATGGGTAGTGCCGCTGGCTCTGCTAATCAGCGCTTTGCAGAAGATATCGTCATCAATGGCGAAATCCAGACTGAGCAGGTTACTCGCGCTAAGCGTGGTGAAGGTAATAAGGCCATTAAGGACCCTGCTACCGGCAAGAATGTGATGGAAACGGTTACTGTCAATAAGAAGCGTTTCACTCGCAAGTTTGTTGTTCGCCCGGTTAAGGCTGGCGTCAAGTATGGTACCTTTGAGGCTCCTGCTGACGGTGCGGTGGTCGCTCGTGTGGCCCTTCCGGCTGCTGAGTAAAGGAAAGCGCTAGGACTATTGGACGTAGATAGACTAGCCAAAGGCCCTCTGGTGTGATATCCGCCAGAGGGCTTTTTAATAATTAAGGAATAACAATGACAAAATATATTGAAGGTATCGAGGATAGACCCTTAAAGCGTCCTAATACTGAACCACTACCGATTATTGTCTATCTCAGAGATTTGTCTAAGCCTGATACTGAAGATGACGTTGTGAAAGAATGGCGACTTGACTATACGAATTATTACGATAGAAAGAAGCTAGGTAGAATTACATTCTGGGCTTTAGATAACAATCATCTGGTTGAGACAATCGCCGTTAAGGATGCTGAGCCATGAGCATTTATGTGAATAGAGTTGCTATCGGGATGGCTGAGGTTACAACTATCACTTTCATTCATGAAATGACTGTTGAAGGACAAGTTACCGCTACTCCTCAAACGATGGTTAGTATGCCGAATGAAGCATTTAGAGATATGTATAGGGTGATGGGTGAAATCCTTAAACAATATGAGGAACAGTCCAAGCCTACCTCAAGCGCTCGCAAAGGAATGAATTAATTTCTAATTGTGGGCATATTCCAACGGCAGAGAAAGGGCACTTAAAATGCCTACAGTGTGAGTTCGAATCTCACTGCCCACACCAAATACCAGTAGAAATACTGATTGACTTAAAGCTGTGAGTTGAGTAAGCAAATAACTGCTTTCCACGCCCCCGGAAAGCACGTTGCCAGAAACCCCTAGCTTATCCCCAAGCTAGGGGTTTTTTGTTATTGACAGTTTAATTTTAATAGTCGAGTATGCTCAGACTACTACTCACACACTAGGAGCACACACAAATGTTTACTATTAAGTTCTATGATCTTAAGGGCCGTGAGCGCATTCTTGCGGCTGTCAGCTTTACTGTGATCGATGACGCTCAGGTTTCTGGCGGTTATGAAATCACCGTTCATCAGTCTAATTCTGCTGATGACGATATCCATACGGTCGGTGCTAAAGGACCTTGGGTTGTCGCGTATATCGTGAACGCCAATGGCAAGACAGTGGCAACTTATCGCACTAATCCTGTAGAATAGTTGTTGACTTAGATCAGAATTACGTATAGTGTTTTGAATGTCGGCGGGGCAAGTTGGTCTGGTTTATTAGCTCGCAGAGACAAATATTTCATAACCAAGCTGTTTGGGAGGCTTGACTTCGGTCAAGTCTCCCTATTTATTTGGACCATGCCACCGTTCGGGTTTGACGATACGTTTACAGTTGATCCATGGTCAATTCCAATACAAGTAAAGGAATTGCCAAAGCCTGATTTTGCCGACAACGAGGAGCTTAAACAAGCGTTCGGCATAGCTCTGGGTAAGGGTTTAGCACCGTTCGATGCTGGCCTAGAGGTTTTTGCTGGAGACACGCCTAAGGGATTGTGGGCAAGTGTAAATTGGATCAAAGACCCATTTGCGATCGCGGCTCGTGACGCCTATGTGGCGGCTATCAAAAAGCAGCAAAAGCCGCTTGACAAAGACGAGCTTTTGCAGGAAGTCTTAGATGCTGCCAAAAAAGCTCCTGAGTATAAAGATAAAGCTTCTTTATTTAAGCTTTACTCTGATATTGCTGGTTATACTGGTAAAGCTGAGCCGATCAATTCGACGGTCAACAATAGCCAAACGAACAATTTTATGAAAATTACTTTGGTTAAACCAGAAACCGATTTCAGAGAGCCGATGAAGAATTCTCCTAATTTAAATTTACAATCAAAAATACAGAATGAAGGAACCGCTTTACCGAAACTTAAATTGGTGGGTGGTTCTGGATAGTGTGTTTTTGATGTGAGTTTAACCTTATGGAGACTATGACTATGAAGAAACTTTTATCTGCTTACGCTACTGCTATCGTTCTGCTGACTGGCGCTGCTGCTTATGCTGGTGGTGCGTTTCAGGGCTATCCGCTGGTTGGTGGCAACGGTACCTCTAACTGCTTGAGTGCTGGTAACAATGGTGTTTGTAATCAGTATCAGCCTGCTGGCCCGTCGGTTTTGACTGGTAACGAAACTTTCCCGGCTGATACCAACGTTCAGGGCGCTGGCACTAACCTTAACCCGGCTACTGTCGCTGTCCCGATTTTGTCGTTTGGCAACGGTTATGGCGATACGACTGCTAGCACCACCACTGGCACTACCGCTCTTGTTCAGGTTGCTGACGGCATCTCCACTTTTGTTTATGCTGGTGCTGGCACTGCTACTTATACCTCGTTTAAGCTCCCAAACAACCCTATTGATAACCAGAAGGTTTGTTTAGCTAACGCTGGTAGCGGCATTCTCACTTTGACGGCAGTCGCCGCTGGCACCAACAGCTTTGGTAACACTCCGACGATTACGGGTGTTACCCCGACTAGCATCCCGGTCATGACTGCTGTTGGTACCGCTGGTACCGTGACGCTTGGTACGAATTGCTGGCTTTATGTCGCTGGCGCTTCGAACAACGGCGTTTGGTATCGCGTTCTGTAATCTCTCTTATTCAAACCATAGGAGGGCTTACAAATGCCTTTACCTCTTCTTCCTTTCGGAACGCTAATCTCCAGTAAGCAGTTGATCTCTGGAAACCATATCAACGGTTTCAACAATCTGCTTACTGGTACGGCTACTAACTTGGTGGCTACTGCTGCTGGTACTGCTGCGACATCGTTGCAGCTTAACTCAGCTTTTAACGAAATCGCTACAGTCGCCAATGCTAACGACAGCGTCACGCTCCCGCCAGCTAAGTCTGGTCTGAGAGTGATGATTACTAACAATGGTGCCAACACGCTTAAGATTTGGGCTAACGGCACTGATGTTATCGGTGGCGGTGCTGGTGCAGCTTCGGTTACCATTAACGGTGCTGGTAACTTAGCGTCGTTGTTTGTTGCAGTTAAAGACGGCGTCTGGCGACAGATCGCTGTTGCGTAACCTCCCTAGACTAGCTCCGGTGTAAAAACCGGAGCTTCTTTTTCTCGCTAGGATGTTTTAAATGAAAAAGCTTTTATTCATCGCATTGTTGCTTATTTGCCCACAATTAGCGCACGCTGCTAGTCAGCGAAACCCTTGCTATACGACTGGCGCGTTAAGCACGAACGGTCAACAGAACTGTATTGATGTTGGCACTAGCACGCCATTGCCGGTGACTTCTGTTCCGTCCAGTTCACCCACGGCTGTCCAGAGCACTAACAATATCACTCCGACCGATTGTAGTGGTTCTATCGCTGTCGCAGCCACCGCTCAGAATGCATTTACAGCTAGTGCTACTCGGCGGGGCTTCACCATTGTGAATAACGACGTGACCGAACCGTTGTGGATCGCTTTTAATGGTACTGCGACTATTGGTGGTGTCGGCTCATACCCATTGGCTGCTGGTGCGAGTGGCAGCTTTGCTGGTGCTGGGTCATTCACTAGCCCGGTTGGTTTCGGTATGAACACAGCTTTGTCGGTTATTGCCACTACAGGTTCTCATAAGTATACTTGCACGTGGTGGTGAAATGCTAACACGGAGAGGGTTCTTAGCTGGCATTTCATCGGTTGCGTTAATTAATCCAGCTCTCGCGAATTTCAATTCGTGCTCTGGATTTTGTAACGTTCCTAGTGTCTTTTGGTTGCCTCTCTCAGATAGCATCGGTCAAGCACTGATCGATTTTAATTTTGAAGCTAATCAATTTTGGTTTAACGGAACTAGATATTCGACATTTGCTGCTGCTATTGCTGCTGTTGGTGCTGGCTCAGATAATGGTGATGGCACTTATACAATTGGCCCAGTGAGCAATCAACCCTTTGCTGGTTATAATACAGTAGAGGGCACTGTTGTTTGTGAATATTTTAAAGCAGGTTCAACCGCTAGTGTATTCGCGTGGACTATTCAAAATCCTGCTGATAATACCAATTCGTGGCGGTTGCTAGCTCAAAATGGTGGTGGCGCTCGCCAACATGACGTGACACGAGCGTCTGCTGCTCAATATACAGCGACTACGTTCTTACAAACCAATTTCCGTTGTCGTTCTGTAGACGTTATGAAGCTCAATGATTTTTCAGTCCATGAGGAAAGCAACTACGCTAACAACGCTACAACAGGTAATGTGTCTGCCGCTGCGACTTCAGTCTCAGCTCAGCTAGGCCATCGCAACGGTGCTAATAAGCTGGATGGTACGATTTATCGTTGGGTGTATTTCCCTCGTGCTGTCAGTTGGGAAGATCGCGCTAAGCTAGCTTGTAGAAATACAGACAGAATTACCGGAGCCACTACTTATTTTAATGACGACCGATCGATTGTGATCAATGGTGAAGTGTGGGCAGGACAAGTTTCTAACGTCGGCTCAATTGAAGTCAAGAGAAATAACAAAGGTCCTTATATTTTATCTAATCGATTGCAATTAGATGATCATAATAACCCATCGTTTTTACGACGTTCATCTGATGGTCGCATCATAGCCCAGTATTCAAAACATGCGGCTGATGCTACGTTCTATCAGAGGATTTCGACTAACCCTGACGACATGACGTCATGGGGCGCTCAAGTTGATCTTGGAACGTCAATTGGCGCTACGCTGTATGCCTACGCTAATTTAATTGAAATTACAGATGGTATTTTTACATTTCCTCGTGCCCAAGCCAGCGGGGATACTTTTTATACTTGGGGCTATACTAAATCCACTGATCAGGGAGCGACATGGGCCCCATGGACTAAGTTGTTTAATGAGCCTAATCAGCGATCTTACTCGCGCTACCGCAAGCGCGCTGCTAATCGCATTAATATTTTTTGTAATGACGGTCATCCGGGGGAATATATCCCGGGTCAGAATTCAACATATCATCTGTTCTACGATGCTGGCTCGTTTAAAAAGACCGATGGTACTGCGCTAGGTGCTCCACCTTATAGACCGTCTGCAATCTTAACCAAGGTTTATGATGCCGTTCAAACTGGTGTGTCATCTTGGATATTAGACGCATCTTTAAACGCTGACGTAAATCCGGCTTGTGTGTTTGGCACTTTCCCTGTGCCGTCACTCGATCACCGTTATAATTACGGCCGCTGGAATGGCTCCTCTTGGGTAGTGACTGAGATTTGCCCGGCTGGTGGAACGATGTATGTGGTTGGTCAGGAAGATCAGCCGTACTATATCGGAGGAGCGTGTATCGATCAGGATAACCCCAACATTGTTTATCTGTCGCGTGAATTTGGGACTGGTGGCCCACACCGCAATGGCGGTTGGTTTCAGCTATTTAAAGCTGTGACTGCTGACAATGGAGCCACTTGGACGCTAACTCAGCTCACGTTCGAAGGAACTGACCACTACCGCCCATATAAGCCGGCCGGAGCCAACGTTATTACTTTTTTCAAAGGTTCTTATACGATTTACACCAATTACGCTTCAGAAATCGCGTTCATGAATGTATGATAGAGGTTGCGCTCGATTGACTTTGAATACCGTCGGTTAGTATACAAATTTTTAAAGTTCCATATCTTCTCCTGATTGCATCTTAAATCAATTTGGAGAAAAGCCGTGAAGAACATGCTAGTCCCAATCGTATTATTAGTGATCTTAATTTGTGGGCATTCGGATGCTCAATGGAATAAGTGTGACTCAGGTTTCTGTTCGCTAGCTTCTATTGGCAGTAGTGGGGCATTTACCACATTCGCTCCTGCTACGCTGTCGAACGCTACATTGAGCAATGGCAATCTCACTGCAACACGCACTAATACTTCAACTGGTGGCGCTGCGTCAACTTCATACAAATCTTCTGGTAAATATTGCTTTACTGTCACAGTAGGCAGCTCAACAGCTAACACTGACTTTATCGGCACTCAAGATAATACTACTGGGTACCCCGCTGAAACTAACGGTTCACCCGGCAACTACGCTGGATATTGGGTTAAAAACAATCAGATTTTACTTTCTGGCGGTAGCCAAGGAGCTCTACAAGCTGTTCCTGTATCTGGCAATAAAATAAATGTTGCTGTTGATATTGGCAATCTGCGCTGTTGGTATCAACTTTCTAATCCAACCGCTGGTAACTGGAATAATGATGCTAGTGCCAATCCAGCTACAAACACTAATGGTAAGGTTTGTTTAGCTAACGTAGCTCCTGTAGTGGCATTCAGTTCGATTGGTTCTCCAACAGTCGGAGATAATTTTACGGCTGATTTTAGCTCTACTGCGTGCAGTGGTCAATTACCTAGCGGATTTACAGCAGGTTGGCCTCAATGAGTGATATCGAATTCAACGAAAAAATGTCCTTTCTGTTATTTGAAAGCGCTCGCTGGAAGATATTGTATGGCGGTCGTGGTGCTGGCAAGTCTGAGGGCATCGCTATTGCCCTCATTTTGCTTTCTAGAACCAAGTGTTTGCGCATTCTGTGTGCTCGTGAAATTCAAAATTCCATTGATGAGAGCGTTAAACATACTATTGAAGCTAATATCATTTCAATGGGTATGGAAGATGAGTTTACGATTACAAATAAGCAAATTATAAACAAGAAAACAGGTTCTCGTTTCTTCTTCATGGGTTTGCGATATAATATCAATAAAGTCAAGTCTCTTGGTCGTATCGATATTTGCTGGATTGAAGAAGCTGATAAAACGTCCAAGACGACGCTAGACAAGTTATCGCCAACTATTCGTGGTCGCTCAGGTTTCGAGCAAGACAGAGGTGGTCCATTTGGCGTTGGTCCTGAAATCTGGATTAGCTTTAACCCTGACTTAGAAGATGATGAGATTTATAAGCGTTTTGTTATCGAAAAAGATAAATACGCTCCTGATTACGTGACGGATGAGATCACAGGCGAAAAAATTCGCTATGCTATTGTCTGTAAAATTAATTATTGGGACAATAAATGGTTTCCTCCTGATCTGCGGATGGAAATGAATGTCACCAAGAAAGCGAGCGAGGCTAAATATCTTGAAGTGTGGGAAGGCAATACTAAGCTTGTTTTAGAAGGCGCTATTTATGCTGACGAGCTTCGAGAGGTTATCAAGTCAGGTAGACGCGGGAAAGTGCCTTATGATCCTAGCAAGCCTGTTTATACGTTCTGGGACTTAGGCCATTCCGATAAAACTGCTATTTGGTTTGTGCAGCGAGTGGGTTTGGAATTTAATATCATCAATTTCTATCAGAATAATTTAAAAAAGATTGGGCACTATATCGAACATATGCAGAGCTTAGGCTATGTCTATGGCACGGTCTACCAACCTCACGATGCTGATAATGAAACGCTAGCGTCAAGGTCTATCGCTAGTCTTACTCGCGCGGCTGGTTATAAAGTTATTGTTGTTCCTAGGCCAGCGCGAAAGATTTTAGGCATTAATGCCGCTCGTACAGTCATGCCGTTGTGTAACTTTGATGAGGAAAACACATCTGAGGGCTGGCAGTGTTTATCGCGCTATGCTTATGAAGTAGATGAAGAAAAGGGCACATTTAGCCGTGAACCAGAACACGACACTCCGTGGAGCCATGGAGCAGACGCGTTTCAAACATTTGCCTTGTCTTTGAAAACAGAGCAAGATATTAAAAAGCCACCTAAGCGCGAACGTCCGGTGTTTACTCCTCAGCGTCCTAACTCTTGGATGGGTCATATTTAAAATGCTAATTTTAATATACTGCTATGTAATCTTTGATTATTACTTTGGATTTTTAAAATGGCATTAGACCTTCCTGACGAGTGGCTTAGTGGCGATGAAAAAATTGTTATGGAAGCGAAACGTCGTTTCCGTGCTTGCGAGGAATGGGAAGCCACTGCGCGAACGAATTTTGATTATGATTATAAATTTGCGAATGGTGATAGTTTAAATAATTATCAATGGGATAGCTGGGTTGTCGGTGATCGTATTGATAATCAAAGGCCATGTCTCACTATTAATAAAACTATGCAGCACTGCCTACAAATTATCAACGATGGTAAGCAAAATAAACCCGGTGTGAATATCCGTCCTGTTGGCGAAACAGCTTCTTATGAGGCTGCTCAAATCTTTCAGGAAGTTGTTAGGCATATTGAATATATTTCAAATGCTGAAAATGTTTATGATAAAGCTTCCGAATTTCAGGTTATTGGAGGTATAGGCTATTGGCGAGTGATTACTGACTATCTGGATGATAGCGGTACTGATGCTTCAACTATGTTTGCTCAAGAGATTTACATTAAGCCAGTTAAAGACCCTCGTTCGGTTTATCTTGATCCTGATATCAATGAGGTAGACGGTTCTGATGCTAATTTTGGTTTCGTCTTTTCTGACGATCCTAAAGATTTGTATGAAGCTAAATATCCAGATTTTAAAAATGTTGGTGGTAGTTCTGTATTTAATAATACTGCTGATGGCTGGTATACTAAGGATCACGTTCGCGTAGTTGAATACTATCGACGCGTTAATCGCGAAGATGATTTCATTTGGTTTATTACTCCGAATGGTGGTGATGAAGTTTTTGGCTTTGTTTCTGATTTAAAGAAAACAGATGAAGGTAAAGAAGCATTAGAGTTATTTAAGGAAATCAAAAATCGTGAAAACAATCTCCCACCTAATCAAAGGACTTATCGAGAGCGTAAGGCTATTAGGGGAGATATCGAATGGTATAAGATTGCTGGCAATACTATTATTGATAGGAAGCCTTGGCTTGGCAAGTATGTACCCATCGTTCGCGTCATCGGTCGCGAAACTATTATTGACGGTGTTTTAGACCGTATCGGGCATACTCGCGCGTTGCTTGATCCTCAGCGCATTTACAATGTCAACTCTAGTGCAAATGTCGAATTTGGAGCATTGCAGACTAAATCGCCTATTATGGCCGCTGCTGATGCTATTGAAGGATATGAGGAATACTATAAGACTGCAAATACTGTAAATCATTCATTCATGCCATATAATGCTTATGATGAGGAAGGCAGGCAGCTACAACCTCCTCAGCGCATGGCGGCTCCTCAATCATCACCAGCTTATGTGCAGCAAATGCAGATTGCACAAAACGAAATGATGATGGTGTCTGGTCAGTATCAAGCTCAGATGGGAGAGAATGAAAATGCTAAGTCAGGCATTGCTATTACTCAGCGTCAACGCCAAGGCGATAGAGCAACTTACCATTTTGTTGATGGTCTTGCTATTGCCACTCGCTTTACAGGCAAGATTTTAATTGATCTTATCCCCAAGATTTACGATACGCGCCGTGTAATGGAGGTTGAAGCCAAAGACGGTACTTTGATGAAGCTAATCATTGATCCTGAAGCACAGCAAAGTATGCAAAAGCTGGTGCCTGACCAAAATCAGGACCCATCATTGCCGAATTTACCAGTAGAGATTATTTTCAATCCTAGTGTGGGCAAATATGCGGTCATGTCTGATAATGGACCTAGCTTCGCTACTCGCCGTCAAGATGCATTTAATGCTCTTACTCAAATCGCTGCTCAGAATAAAGAATTTATGAATGTGGCTGGTGATATTCTTTGGAAAGTCGCAGACTTTCCAGAGGCTCAAGTGTTGGCTGCTAGGTGGAGGCGCATCATTCCGCCTAATGTTACTGGTGATGCTCCTAATCCACAACTCACTGAAGCCATGCAGCAAGCTAGTCAGAAGATTGAACAACAACTCGCTATCATTGCTCAGCAAACTAAGGAAATCGCTGATAAGGATAGAGACCTTGACCGCAAGGATAGAGAGCTTGAATTACGAGCTAAGGAAATATCTGTTACTCAACAGCGTTTGGATTATGAAGCTGAGAACAAGAGGCTCGCTGCATTGGGTAATTCTGGTCCTGCTGTTACACCAGAACAAATACAGCCAGTGTTGAAGCAACTTTTAAAAGAAATGCTTGCTTCTGGGAACATTAGCGCTGATGAATTAGTAGCTGGATTAGATCAAATTGATAAGGCTCCTGTGCCTCCTGCTCAACATGAAATGAACGGTGCTACAAATGGCGAGCTTACCAGTTGAAGGCTATGACCAGCTAGGTAATGCTACGGGATTGCCTGTAGCATCGCCAGAGCCTACAGTGCCCACACAAGAGCCGAATGCTTACGATACGATAATCAATCGTTTGCTTGGTACTGGTGGTGAGGAACGTTATCAGACATGGCCTGAGAAGATGGTGCGTGATGCTTTGGCCGCTCCTAGTCAGGCTATTGCTGCTGGTAATGCTCCTAATCCTTATAAGGAAGGTTCTGAAGAGTGGCAGGACTTTGAGAGCAGGCGAGGAGCGGCGTTACCTCAAGCGTTAAATATGGCGGCTCTAGCTGGTACTGGTGGCTTAGGTGGTGTCGGTGCTGAGGCTGGAGCAGCATTAGGAGCTGGTCCTTTCCTGCGTCCTGCTTTAAAATTTAATGAGAAGATTTATAAAGCTCCGATGGGAGGGCAACACTTGGATGCACTCCCAAAAGAAATGATACCGGAATTTAATCGTTTGGCTATGAGTGGTGAAGATATCAGTCATTATGATTTCGGTTTCATGAACCATAAGGGACAGTTTTTAAATCGAGAGAAAGCGCTAGACTACGCGATTAAGGAAGGTTTGATTGATCCTAATAGCGAAGCTGCAAGAGCCGGTGTTTTAACCTCGACAATGGATTTAATGGCAGATAGCTCAAAACCCGGTCAAGCTATTAAGGCTTTAGAAAAGCCTAGTCAATTAAACACGCCTAGAGAACCTACTTTAGCTGATATGAAAAATGCTAATGTCGCTGATGTTCTGTTATCTACTGCACGCGACCCTCAATCAATAGGAATGGATTGGTCACCATTGTCTCAACGCAAGACTTATGAGCCTTTGGTCAAAGGTTATGAAGATTTACCCATAGCTGTTAGAATGAATAACGGTGAACATTTAATTTACGATGGTCGCCATAGAACAGTTATAGATATCAATAGTGGTGCTGATAAGAAGAAAATGTATGTTTTAAATGCTAAAGATTATGATCCTGCAAATGCAGGTAGAACACCAGCTAAGCAGACGATGAGCGATGATGAATTATTAAAACAATTGAAGGATGATAAATAAAATGCCATTAAAGAAATCAACATCAGACAAAGCTTTTAAATCAAACATTCGTGCTGAAGTTAATGCTGGCAAGCCAATCAAACAAGCCGTTGCAATTGCATACAGCGAAAAGCGAGCGGCTGCAAGGAAGAGGAAAAAGAAATGAGTAAACCAGTAGATTGGTATGGCGCAAATAGAACGCTAGTGGCTCCAGACGGCACTACTGAAGAACAGGTACAGGATTTAAGAGTTTTCACGAATGGTGTTGTTTGTGTATCGCGATGGCAACTTAGTGAAGAAGCTCTTAAAGAAGTAAATACGACTGGTTGTATATTTGTAAGCTCATATAGTGGAAATACTCAACCACCATTGTTCGTCGGTAGTCATGATGAAACAAGAGAAGTCGCTGTAGATTACGGTCCGGTTTGGAAATTGAAAAATGAGTAAGCTATCACCAAAGAAATTAGTCACCCCTCAGTCTATCTTGATTGAGCAGACTGCGGCTGAAATGGCTGCTGTATTCTGGGAAGCAGGGCGCTCAGCAGGTATGCCGTCGCGATATAAAAATGCTCGTGCATTTGCTCGTGCTAAAATGACTACCTTTATTCCGAAGGCTGTTCAACATTTACTAGAAATGCTTGGTAATCCTGCTGTGCCGAAAGAGCAGAAAGATTTAATTTATGAGGCAGTCATGGAACGTGTCAATGATCCTGATTTGAGCAATTGTGGAATTAAAGCTTTTGAAATTCCGATTGAATACAAGTCAGACAAACACGTCGCTCCTGCTCCATTGATTATCAATACTAAAGAAAAAGCACTTTCTTCAACATCAATTAAGGAAGTCTATAATGGCTAAGAAAAGTAAATTACCAGTCGCTAGCTCTAAGCCTATTCCGGTTAAGATTGTTAGCGAGCCTGCCACGTCGGTTAAAGAGAGTGACGCCAGGGAACGCCGCTGGCGTGCTGAAGATGATATTCGCACCATGAAACAGGCGGAAGAAATCAAAAAGGACAAGGCTCGTGTCAAAGCCATGAAGGAAGTGGCTAAAGCTCAGATGGCTGAACTTAAGAAGATTTGCTGAGTTTCAAAAATCATGAAATACAGAGATAAAGAAATTTCAGATATACCGACGCTTGAACTAGCGCAAATTTTGAATTATTTAAATAGCATTGAGCAGGAACGCGAGAAAGCCGCTAAGCATCCTAAGTTTACACAAGATCGAAATGTAAATGGAAAGATGCTTAAAAAGATGGACTTTCCGCCGCTGTCTGCTCAATACATAGAAATGAAAAAAGTTCTGGCTGATGAATTAGAAAAGAGAATGAAAGATGTTTAAAACCTTTTACGAAAAATATATGTCGTCTGCTGCGTTCCGATACGATGCAAATAACGATGCTGGTGCTGCTGAAAAAACTCCTGCTGAGTTAGCGGCTGAAGCACGAGGCAGTATTAAAGTTGATGTTAGCTCGCGTTCCGTTGAAGAAAGCACTGAAAATAATCAACAGCAGGAAGAAGAAAATAGCGAAGAAGAGAATGAAGAGGAAGAAGGCGAAGAAGAGGAAGAAGAAAACAGCCCTCCTGAAAATGAGACTGAAGAACAAAAGCAGGATCGTTTAGCTAAGGAAAAGGAAGAAAAGGAAGCAGCTAAAGCTAAGCGCAAGGAAGATAGAGTACAGCGTCGAATTGATAAAGCCGTAGCTGCTCAAAAGGAAGCTGAAGCTGAGCTTGCGAAATTGCGTGCTCAATTGCAGGAAAAGCCTGTTGAAGGTTTGACCGAAGAAGAGGTTGAACGTAGAGCACAGCTTAAAGCAGATGAAGCTGTTAAAACTAAAGAAGCTGAGCGTATCAGGAAAGATTTTGAAAAGAAGTGTGACGATTTGCAAGCTGGAGCAATCAAAGTCAATAAAGAGTTTGACAAAAATGTAAATGAAATGGCTAGTGAGATTGGAGCTATCCCAGAGCCTATTATTTATATTCTGTCTGATCTTGATAATGCGAATGGTGCTGAAGTTTTAGAATATTTAGCTAAGCCTGACAATATCGACGAAATGGAAGAAATCTATAAAATGTCGGTTCACAAGGCTACTACTAAGCTGGTGCGTCTGTCTGACAAGCTTAAGGAAGCTAAGAAAACTCCACCGCGCAAGCAATCTGCTGTGCCTCCTCCTGTTGCTCCTATTGGCGAGAATGGTAGGCGTACTGATGTTATGCCGAAAGACCCTACTAAAAACATGGATGATTTTATACGCATTCGTAATAAACAGGTTGAGGAGCGTCGTAAGGCTAGGGGTTATTGATGTCACTTACCATTACTAAGAATAGTGCTGACGGAACGATTACAATCAAGCTTGGCGATAATGTTATAACTGTAACCATTGGTGAATGGTCAAGGCTAATCGCGTTTGCGGCTAGAAGTCGTTAGGTCTAAGTGTGGGCAAAAATCTTTTAAATTTGCCCACACAACCCCCTTTACAAATCAGTTTTCTTAAGATTTAAATGTTGCATTAGCGTCTTGGCCCGCATATAGACCCTGTTTAGATTTTAAAGCCGCCTTTGCCCGGTTAATGGCACTGATGCTTGTACTGCTGCTTCAGCAACAGCGATCATCAGACAAAACCCATTAACTAGGACATTTACAATGGCTGGTAACACTTATTTAACTATCGACATGATTACTGCTGAAGCGGTACGCCTCTTCAAGAATAGTAATCTGTTCATCATGAACATGGACACGCAATACGATAGCCAATTCGCCGTTGATGGCGCTAAGATTGGTGACACTCTGCGTATCCGTCTGCCTTCTGACTTTGTGGTCACTCAGGGTCCTGCGATGCAGTTGCAGGACAATACGCAGCAGTTCACTACGCTCACTGTGTCTACTCAGCTTAACGTCGCTACTCCGTATACGACCGCTGAGCGCAGTATGAGCATCGATAATTATTCTGAGCTTGTCATGGCTCCGATGATTAACAACCTCGCTGGTAAGGTCGCTCTTGACGTTATGCAGGGTTCTGAGGGTGGTGTCTGTAATTTCATTAGCAATGTTGATGCTAATGGTAACATCATCTCTCCGACGCTTGACCAGTATACCGGCGCAAATGCCATTCTTGATGACAATTCTGCTAGCGATATGGATCGCCGCATTGTGGTTGATCCGACCACGGATGCACGTTCTGTTAGCTCACTGGCTGGCTTGCTCAATCCCGCCACGGAGCTTTCCGCTCAGTATCGTACTGGTCGTATGAAGAATGGTCTGGGCTTTGAACGTTGGTTCCGCGATCAGACTGTTATCAAGCACACCTCTGGTAACTTTACTGCTGCTGTTACCGTCGCTGGTGGTAATCAGACCACTGGTACGAATGGTGGTAATATCAACACTTCTGCTTTTGGTGGTGGTGTTACGCTCCGTAAGGGCGATATCATTACGTTTGACGGCGTTAATGCTGTTAACCGTGTTACCAAGCAATCACTTGGCACGTTACGCCAGTTTGTCGTTACCGCTGATGTTGCTCCCGGCGCTACTGCAATCCCGATTTATCCGGCTATGATTGGTCCGGTTGGTGGTGTAGCTGGTGGCGCAGACCAGCAGTATCAGACTGTTGATGCTCTACCGCTCAACGGTGCTACCGTTCGTATGGTGACTAAGGCTAATGAAGTGTACCGCAAGTCTATCGGTTACACTCAGAAGGCTGTCACCATGGCGACGGCAGACCTTGTGTTGCCGCGTAAGGCAATCGAGGAAGGTGCTCGCGCTAACTATGACGGCATCAGCGTCCGTATCATCACCGACTACTTACCGAACAGCGATCAGTTAGCAACTCGCGTTGACGTGTTATTCGGGAAGAAGTATATCCGTCCTGAATGGCTCTGTGTGGTTGCTGATAGAGTTTAATTACTAATTAGAGGCTGGTGTAAAAGCCAGCCTCTTTTACTTGTTTAAATCAAATAGGAAAAATTTAAAATGGCGCAATTTCCGGAACCTAAGAAGCTCGATATCCTTGAGATTGGCGATGGTCGAGACAATTTAGATAAGCTTATCGGAACTTATACTCTGGACAAACCCCATCCGGGTTATGGTAAAGATGATAATATCATTAATCAATTAGGCCATACTGTTTATCCTAAGTGGGTGTATCCCAGCGGTAATTCTGCTCCCGGTGTGATTGTTAATTCTGTTGAAGAGGAGGCTGAAGCAATGAGCGGAAAGGTTGAGAAGCAGCCTGCTGCTAAAGACAATTCTGCTGGTTGGTCATGAGAATTGAAAAGCCTATCGACGTTCCTTTAATGACGATTGAAGAAAAGGCTGATTTGGCTAGACGTATAGAACACCCGAATTTTGAAGCTATGCGAAAGCATTGGGATGATAAGCCTTCCTTTCCTAAAGATTTTGATATGTCTAAATGGGACATTGATTAAATGAAAAAGATATTAGCCGGAATACTTTTAATCCTTTCAGTCTTTCCGGCTAATGCTCAAAAGTCAAAGTCGGTAATTCAGACTGAGATTAATACTCAATGGCCCGATAATAATACCGGGCAAATTACTCCTAAAGCGTTGCGCGGTCCTCCTCAAGATATAGTCAATTCATATCTTGATTTAAATGGCGCTACTTCATTCTCTTGCCCCGGTGGTCAAGTTATCATTGGCTTTAGTAATTTAAGTACTCCTAACTGTGCTACAGTCAGCAGTGGTGGCACAGTCACTCAAATTAACACTGGCGCTGGTTTGACTGGTGGCCCTATTACTACCACTGGCACAATTAGTTTAAATGCCGCTTGTGCTAATTTAACCAACGCAGGTGTGTTCTGTAACGGGACTAGCGCTGCTGGTTTAACTGGTACTTTAAATGCTGCTCAATTTCCTGCATTAACTGGTGATGTTACTACAGTCGCAGGTGCTCTAGCAACTACATTAGCTACAGTCAATTCTAATGTGGGCACTTGGGGTAGTTCTTCGCTTTGCTCTGCATTCACTGTGAACGCTAAAGGTTTGATCACCGCTGCTGCTCAATCAGCTTGCACGCCATCTATCGCCAATGTGACTGGTTTAGGTACCGGAGTTGGCACTTGGTTGGCTACGCCTAGTAGTGCTAATTTAGCTGCTGCGATTACTGATGAGACTGGTAGCGGTGCGTTAGTGTTTGGTACTTCTCCGACCATTACAACTCCAACACTAACTGTCAATGATGGCTCACTAACCATTCAGAATACCGCTGATACTACCAAGAAAGCTGTTTTTAGTCTGAGTGGTATCGGTACCGCTACGACTAGAACTTACAGTCTACCAAATGCTAGCGATACATTCACACTCAATGGCACCACGCAGACACTTACTAATAAAACAATCAATGGTTCTAGTAACACAATCACCAATGTTAGTTTAGCTACTGGTGTCACTGGCAATCTACCTGTTGGAAATTTAAATTCTGGCACAAGCGCTAGTAGCTCTACGTTCTGGCGTGGTGATGGAACATGGGCAACTCCAGCAGGAGGCGGTAACGTATCGACTACTGGTACTCCAGCGAATGGTAATTTGACGTTCTTTACTGGCGCTACAACTATCAGCAATGGTAATTTGTCTGGTGATGTCACTACTTCAGGTTCTGGCGTAACCACATATAATAACGTCGTTCCTTCCACTAAAGGCGGAGCAGGGTCAGTTACAGGAGCTTTGAGGGCTAATGGTTCTGGCGGTGTTTCTCAGGCAGCTACCACAGACTTATCTGATACAACCGCTGACACGGCGTGGACACCTGCTGACAATAGCGGGGCGGGTCTTACATTTACAAGTGTTACTGCGCGTTATACAAAAATTGGAAAATTAGTAACGGTATTCTTTAACCTTACATACCCAAGTACAGCGAGCGGGTTTACCGCCGCTATTTCTGGACTGCCTGTAGCAGCATCTGCCAATTATCCAGCGGTTAACATACCAGCCGGTGTTTGCTTCATAAACGGAGCCTCTGCCCCGTTTATAGCGAGCGTTCAGCAAAGCTCATCGCAATTGGTGTTCATCAACACATCAGGTTCGCCTATAGCTAACTCTACCCTAAGCACTGTAAATTTTCGCTGTAATGCGACATACATTTCATTTTGATACTAATCTCAAGCAGAGACTGATTTATGACCACAGCTAGAGACTTTTGCACGTTAGTTTTAAAAGAAGCTGGCGTCACTGGCGTTGGTCAAACTCCATTGCCAGAAGATATTAACGATACTTTCACGCTATTAAAGCGCATGTTTGCTCAATGGCAAAAGAAGCGTTGGCTTGTGCCGTCGCTTTATGAGATTGCGGCTCAAGGGAATAATCAACAGTTTAATTTAATCGGTCCCGGCCAATATTATAACGCTGCTAGGCCAGATAAGGTTCAAGCTGCTTACTTCCTGCAAATTGAAGGTGGAGCTTTCGATAGCGGCTTTAGTCCCGGTTTCGATACTGGCAGCAGTGGTAATGTAAGCTTCCCTCTCATTCCTATTTGGAGTTGGGAAGATTATTGCAACGTTGCTCTTAAACAACTTAATAGTTGGCCGCAATACTTCTTTTACGATGGTGGCTTTCCTTATGGTCGCGTTTATATTTGGCCTATCCCGTCGGCTCAATATGAAATCCATTTGATTTTAAAAAGCCCAATTGGCTTTACTATTGAGATTGAGGATGGAGAAATTCAAAGCCAAGGTGCTGCCTACACAGATGGTGTTTACAATAATGTACCGCTGTTGAACCTTACTGGTTTTGGTGCTGGTGCGCAAGCAAACGTCACTATTTTAAATGGTGCAATCACTGTTTTAGAAATTGTAAATCCCGGCCAAGGATACGTAATTAATGATAAGCTGACTGTACCGCTAGCTAGTGTTGGTGGTACAGGAGCGGGCTTTATCTGGGCTGTTACTCAAGTTACGCAGGATTTAGATAGTGAATTTAATATGCCTCCTGAGTATGAAGAGGCTATCCATTACAATCTAACCCGTCGCGTGATGGAAATGTATAACTATGAAGTACCAGCTTCTAAGGCTGCTCTTGCTCGCGCATCATTGAATGTAATCAAAGTCGCTAACGCTCAGATACCCACACTTCAAATGCCGCGCTCGCTTAGAAATATTCGCGGTAATAATTTCTATATCTTTAATGCGGATGCTCGTTAATGAGCAGATTTGAATTATTCAGCGCTCCATACTCAGGTAAGAGCGTCATCGCCTCTGGGCAAGAGTGTGTCAATCTCTATGCTGAAGTGAATGCTAAAACTGATCCACAAGCACCAGCACAAGTAACCTACTATCCTTTACCCGGTAGCAAGTTATTTGCAGACCCTCAATTTATTAAAAATGCTAGAGGCTCTTACCGTACCAGTATTGGGACTGCATATTATGTAGTTGGTCAAAATGTTTACTTTCTGACAAGTAACAATCAACTTATCTTGGTTGGTGTGATCGCTGATAGAGAAAGCCAAATTAAATTTTCAGATAATGGTTTAGTCTGCGTCTTTGTTGATGGTGTCAACGGCTATGTGATTGATCTATTCACAAACGCTTTTGGTATCATTCTTGATCCTAATTTCTATGGCGCTGATTATGTTGCACTGCTTGATACATTCTTTATCTTCAATCGACCAGCAACAAATCAATTCTACATTACAGCATCTAATGCTAGTTATGGGATGCTGACTAATTCAGCTATTGCTACAGGCACGATTACAAATGCTGGCACTGGTGGCATTGATGGAGTTTACCAGAATGTGCCTTTAACTGGTGGCTCTGGCTCTGGTGCGATAGCGTCAAGCATTCAGGTTACCGCTGGTGTGGTGACTGGTGTTGATATTGGTGATGCTGGAATAAATTACTTAGTTGGCGATGTTTTGTCTGCGGCTCCTGCAAATATTGGAGGAGTGACTGGTTTTGCTTGGACTGTCAATACGCTAGCGAGCGCATTCGATCCATTAGATATTGCAGCTAAATCTGGTTTCAATGATCCTATTGTGGGCATTGTGACAGTCCATCGCGAATTATGGCTTATTGGTGCTTTGACAACTGAAATTTGGATTGGCACTGGTGCTGCTGATTTCTATTTTCAGGAAGTACAAGGCTCATATGTCAATCATGGCTGTATCGCTCAATACTCGATAGCTACTCAAGATGTTCTAGTATTTTTCCTGATGCAAGATCAGCAGGGAAAGAACATCGTTGTTCAAGGTATGGGTTATGATGTTACGGAGATTTCTACTCCTAGAGTTGTATCCGAATTTAATAAATATGAAACTACTGCCGATGCTATCAGCTTTTGTTTTCAAATGGAGGATCATTCATACTATGCTATTGTATTTCCTACAGCTAATAAAGGTTGGTTGTATGATCTAACTATCAAATGGTGGTATGAGTGGAATTGGACTGATATTGATGGCAATTTAAATCGACCGCGCGCTAATTGCTGTATGTTTGCTAATAATAAAAATCTAATTGGCGATTGGCAAAATGGTTTACTGCTAGAATTAAACATTAACACGTTTACTGATTATACTCCTGACATGCCAGCAGGACCAATCACACGAATTAGAACATTCCCTCATTTAGTGAGCGATAATAAAAAAGTCAGCTACAAATCATTTGATGCTGACGTTCAGGTAGGTACTGCGATTGATGAGGATGACCCTCAGATATTTTTAAGCTGGTCTGATGATAAAGGAGTTAGCTACGGTAACCCTGTTCCCCAAACATTAGGTAAGATTGGTGAGTTTAGGACAGTACCGGCTTGGAACAGATTGGGTGAAGCTCGCGACCGTGTATTTAAACTTCAATGGTCTACTAATAATGAAATGTCTTTAAATGGTGGTTTTATTGAGGCTGCTAACGCTAGATCATGACAAATACTAGACCAGTCCCTAATTTAAATGCTGCTATCGCTCAAAGCTCAGATGGCAAATTAAAAGTATTTCTTGCATCACCATGGATGCAATTCTTTCAACAGTTTGTGCAAAAAGCTCCTGAAGCACAAAACGTTACTAGTTTAGGTTCACCATATACAGCTAACCAAAATGGCATGGTGATTATCACTGGAGCCACGACGATACAATTCATTCGTGGGCAATTCTCAATCTCGATAGCTAATAACGTGCCTATTCCTGTTTCTATTGGTGATAGCATCGCTTGGACTGGAGGCGGTGCAAGCATTACATTCTTGGGAGACTAAAAATATGGAATTATCATCAGTAAGCATTCGAGATAAGGTTATAGCTGCTGAAGCTTATATGAAGCTCCAACCTCAAGTTATAGATCAAATTAAAACGAGACACTATTTCTCTCACGGAGTTTACGCCAGAGAAATTACCATTCCTGCTGGCGTGATGTTGACTGGAGAAATCCATAAGTTTGAAAATTTAAATATCTTGTCAAAAGGCGAAATGTCTGTTCTAACAGAAAATGGAATGCAAAGGGTGTCGGCTCCGTTTAGTGTTGTTTCTCCTGCTGGTACTAAACGCATTGCTCTAACTCATAGCGAATGCATTTGGACTACAATTCACGGCACATTCAGTACCGATATTGATGAGATTAAAAACTATTTTATAGCTGCTGATGAACAAGCTTGGTTAGAATTTAGTGGCGCAAATCAATTAACTTTTGGATTTAACTAAGATGGCATGGGTAGCTAGCGCTATTGTTGGGGCTGCGGTTGTTAGCACAGTTGGCACTTCGCTCGCTGCTGGTAAAGCTGCCGATGCTCAGACCAATGCTGCTAATCAAGCGGCCGCTACTAGTCTTGGTATGTACAATCAAACTCGCTCTGATTTATCGCGTTATCGCGACGTTGGTCAACTAGCTAGCAATAAGATGGTCGATAGGCTCGATGAGCTTACTGCTCCTATAACGATGACTGAGGATCAAGTTCAGAAAACCCCCGGTTATCAGTTTAATCTCACTCAGGGTTTGAAAGCCACTCAAAACTCTGCCGCTGCGCGTGGTCTTGGTAGCTCTGGCGCTGCGCTTAAAGGCGCTGCTACTTTCGCTACCGGGCTTGCTGATAGCACCTATCAAAATCAGTTTAATAATGCTGTCACTAATCAGACCAATGCTTATAACAAGCTTAAAAGCTTAGTTGATCTTGGTGAAAATGCTGCTGCACAAACCGGAACAGCAGGAACTTCAGCGGCGAATACTGCCGCTGGTGCTCAAATAGGTGCTGGCAATGCTCAAGCTGCTGCTGCTAATGCTACCGGAGGAGCCATATCAAGCGCTGCTAATTCTATTGGTGGCTACGCTGCTTATAAAGGTCTTTACGGCGGTAACAATAATAGCGGTGGAACTTTTAATATAAGCAATGTGACGGATGCTTAATCATGGCTGAGGTTGATACTAGTAGCTACCCCAAGGCTACGTTGCCCACACAAAAGAGTGCGCTTGAACAAGCGCAACAAATTGGTAATTTGCAGCAACAGTCACAGCAAATTCAGAGTGGTGGCTTGACTATCGAGAAACAAAAACTCGATTTAGTCAATCAACGCTTTGGTGAAATGGCTAAAGGATTTTCTTCGCTTATAGCTGATCCTAATTTAAATAATGATACATTTAGGAAATATGTTCAAAATCAAGTTAAGCTTGGTTACATTCCTCCTGAAATGGCAGCAACTACTCTAAGCATCGCTCCTCAAGACCCTAAACAATTAAGAGGCTTTTTACAAACTCAATTGCAACATGCTCAAACCGTTGTGGATGCTATCAATACTCAATTTGGTACTGTTAGCGAACAGAGCGATAATGCTAATACATATCGTGGTATTCAGCAGTCACCTATGAAAGGTGGTCAATTTATTCCGACTACTGTAACTCCTCAACAGTTGCCACCTACACAGCCTATTGTGGGCAACGATCTTAGACCGGGTGTGATAGGGCCGTCAGGAAACGCAGGCCCTCAGTCCTATGCACCAACCCCAAGGGCTAGGCCGGGCTTACCAGTGGCGTCCCCCGTTAATCCTAGCCCTGCTCCGGCACAAGGCTTGCCTACTGCGTCTGGGCCATCCGGACCAACCGTTAATAATGGGACCGAGTTTAATAATCGCTTTAGCGCAGCATTCCCGAATGCGGTTGCCACAGGGCCTGCCCCCGGTGTGGCTGAAGCTAATCGCGCTGTTGCAGCTAAATCTGGCGAAGATTTTGCTGCTGATCTCTCTAGAGCTAAGAACTATCAGACTGATTTGTATCCGATGCAAAGAGTGTTGGATATTGTCAAAAGCAATGATCCGAGAACATTCGGTCCCGGTACTGATAAGTTTAACGACATTAAATCGGCTCTTGCTACTTGGCTTCCAAACACGGATCAAAAAACTATCGAAGGCATCTCTGATTATCAGCAGGCTAAAAAATATCTCATTCAGGCTGCTCGCTCTGCTGGTAACACAGGGACTAATGACCAATTAGCAGCGGCGTTTGAAGCCAATCCTAACACTACTATGAATAGCGCAACGATTGAAAATGTCGTTAAGTCAAATATTGCTTTGCGTCGAATGCAACATGCTCAAACGTTACTATTCAATCAGCAAGGGATCGATCCTAGCGAGTATTCCAAGTGGATCGCTAAAAACCAAAACGTGCTAGACCCAAGAGCGTTTGGTTTTGACATTATGAACAACGAAGCTAAGAAAAATCTCATGAGTACGATGGCTACTCAAGATAAGTCTGGCAATTGGGTTGCCAAGCGAGGTAAGGAAAAAGACTTTCAGAAATTCGAACAGTCTCTTTCATTTGCAAATGATGCTGGTTTGATCGAACCTCCGGGTAGGAAATAATTGTGGGCATTATAGACGATTACCTTTCTGGTTCTTCTGCTGAAGATGCTCCTACTCTTAAATCGAACGGGAGCGTTATCAATCAATACATGTCTTCTAGTGAACCTAAGAAGGCAGGTGAAGCTCCCACTGGCTATAATGCTGCTACTGGTCAGACTAGTTATGAAAAGCCTAGCGAAGTTGCCACCGGCTCTCACACTCCTAGCTTAAGTGAAGTCCCGATTAAAGCCGGTAAGGCTGTTGGTTCTGGTTTATATCAAGCTGGTGCAGAAGCAGGGCAAGGTCTGAGAGAAGCGTTATCTGGTAAGCCTGCTAGTGGCATTGGCAAGATCGGCATGGCTCCATTTACAGCTATTGGAGCTTTGACTTCTGATCCTGTTTCGTCAGTAGTCGGCGATATCACTGGTAATCAAGATATCGCTAATCGCGCTGGAGCGTTAGTAGGTCTTTTGCCGGTCGCCCCTTCTACTAGAGCTGTTAAAAACTTACCTATCGTGACTAACAAAAAAGCATTTAATAATTTAGTCGAAATGATTGAACCGCAAAACGCTGGCGATGTCGCCAGAGCTATGCGCGCTGATCCTCGTTTAACTCCTGCTGATTTATCCCCTGCTGTTCAAAGTGCTACGCAAAAGCTTTTCACAGTTGAAGGAGATAAGCCTAAAAATTACATTAATAGCATAGTTAATCAACGAGCTAGTGGTGCAAATTCTGCTGTCAATGCTGCTATGGATGCTTCATTAGGTAGTCGTGTTGATCCTGTCGCTAAGCTTAATGAGTTAAAAACTAACATTGTCAATGCTGGTAAGCAAGCTATAGAGCCTGCTTTAGCTAAAACTAAACCAGTTGACATCACTCCTGTAGTTAAGCATATTGATAATGTGCTTAAACCGGGTGTTAATGAAATTATCTCAAATCCAGAAAATATGCTTCCTTATACAAGAGTGCAACAAACTCTTAGTAAATGGAGAGATTTTATAACTAATGATAGCGTTAACTTAACTAATCCTAATGCATTACATAAGCTTCAATCTGGTATTCGTCGCCAAGCTGAAGGTTTATTAAAAAGTTCTGATCCTGAAGCTAGAGCTACAGGATATGCTTTATATGGATTAAGAAATGAATTTATTAATGCTATTGGCAAAGCTGGCCCTCAGACTGTAGATAAAGCTGGCAATGCTGTTAGCGAATATCGCGCAGGCTTATCTAAGTATCGCGATGAAAATGACGTTGCTGATGCATTCAGGCATGGTCATGATGCTATTATCAAGAATGGTCGAGCATTAGAAGATAACCCTGAATTTTTTAAACAATGGGTTAAAGAGGCTACTCCTGAAGAGATCGAAGCAGCTAAACAAGGTGCTAATATTGCAATTCGTACAGCAATGAATGCTTATCGCGCTCCTGTGACTAATACGACAAGCAAAGCTCAGCAAATGGCGCAAGTCGATTTTAATCGCCAGCGCATTGAAAGCTTATTTGGTAAAGAGCAAGCTGATAAAATTTTCACTCGATTGGAGAATGAGCGAAAGATTGCTGAAACAAATAATAATCTTATTCATGGCTCACAAACTGCCATGCGAATACAAGCGGACAGTCGAGTTGCATTACCCACAAAGAAAGACTTGGCTAGCACGTTTATCCCGCCCGCTCTGTTAGAAACAGCCAGCGCGTTTACGACTGGCGTGCCCGGATTAGCAGCGAGTTCTTATATTGGTGCTAAGCTGGTTGGAGCTGGGCTTGGTAAAGTCGCTACTGCTTTAGCTAAGGAAAAGAATGCTCAATTAGCTAAGCTCGCATTGCCTACAGAAGGTCCATCCAGAGAGGCGTTAATCCAACAGCTTGAAGCGGTCGCTGCTGAGCATGCTAGGCCGCGCCTCAGCGTCATGAATAAGGGTAGGCTCGCTGCTAGGTCTGTTGGGCTCCCTGTGTCGCCATAACTTAATTTGTAAAGAAATTGGATCATAGATTTTCCATTTCGCGTAGGCTAAGACAATCAGGATCGCAGGCATCCAAATCCAGTTACGAAATTTTAAAATAAGTAGGAACGCTATGATTAAGAAAATAAGCTCTGCCATTTTTAAAACTTTTCTTTTATCGTTGATGGTGATCGCAGATTTACATTTTGCGTTCGCCCAGTCAACCCAACAGGGAATTATCCCGAATGGTAAAGCTACCTTTCTTGACCAAAACGGAAAACCTCTGACTAGCGGGACTGTCGATTTTTATATTCCTAATACAACTACTAGAAAAACTACTTATCAGGATATTGATGGTACTACGCCGAATACTAATCCTGTAGTTTTAGATGCTGCTGGTAGAGCGATCATTTGGGGCACTGGTAATTATCGCCAAGTTGTCAAAGATAAAGTTGGAAATTTAATTTGGGACGTTGTCACTTCTGCTGCTGGTAGCGGCAGTAGTGGAGGTACTGTAGCAACCGGCGATGGTGATTTAGTTGGTACTATTAAGCCATGGGCTGGTATGACTGCTCCCAATCAGTACGCTTTCACATATGGGCAAGAACTTTCACGCGCGAACTTCTCAGCGTTATTTAATGCGATCACTTCTACACAAGGTGTTTTTTGTACATCAGGAAGCCCAACTTTAACTGGCCTTGGTGATACCACTAATTTTTGGATTGGCATCAAAGTCGAAACTAGCTGTGTCTCTGGCGGTGTCACCACAGTGATTGCTAAATCAGCGAACAGTGTCACATTAGCGTCTAATTCTAACGTTACCACAAATTCTACAGCTACTTTCTTTTCATGGGGTAATGGTAACGGTTCTACCACATTTAACTTGCCTGATTTCCGTGGTGTCATCCCGATGGGTAATAACATCATGGGCGGTGTGGCATCTAGCAATGTCAACACCACGTATTTCGGGTCGACTGATCCTAACTCAAGTGGTGCATTAGGTGGCAGTCAATCTAAAACTTTAGCCACTAGCAACTTACCTCCGTATACTCCAGCTGGCACGGTAAACACATCCACCAGCGTTACTAGCACAGCTACTCAGTTTAACTCTGCTGTTAATGGTGGTACTGGAGCGTTTGGCACCAATACTACGTCAGGTGGTGTTAGTAACTTAGCCGGTATCCTTGGCATTTCGTTAGCGTCATCATCTACCTTTACCGGCTCTGCTCAAGGTGGTACATCAGCGCCATTTAGTGCCATTCCTCCTAGCAGGACTGTTAACTTTATCATTAAAATCACTCCCGATAGCAATTCAGCTAGTGCTAGCGGTGTGACATCATTGGGTGGTATGACTGGCGACATAGCTTGCGGAGCGGGTTTAAACTGCACAGGCAATACAATTTCTGTTTCGGGCTCAGTGACTTCTGTGCAAATCAATGGTGGCGCTGGTGTTAGCACTTCTGGAACGTGCGCTTCGAGTGGTGTAATCAATTGCACTATCAGTGCTAATAGCTCTAAGACTTACTATCTTGCGACCACTGGTAATGATAGCAACGATTGTTTAAGTGCTCCTAGCGCGTGTCTTACTCTTCAACATGTAGCAGATTTAATTAATGCTGCTTCAAATAATGCTGCCTACACGATCAACATTGGGGCTGGAACGTTTTCTGGTGGAGGCGTGTTCACTAGCGGTAAAGTCAGCATCATCGGCGCTGGCTCTGGAACCACAACCACGCTAACCGCTACAACGGCCGCCACCATTCAATCTTATGCTCCTGCTCAGGTTACGCTAGATAGCGTTTGGATCACTAACATCGGAGGCGCTCATGATTTGTGGGCACTCTACGGCGGTGCGATCAACATTAATAATAATGTTAGTTTAGGCCCGGCTCCTAGCGCTCGTATGGCATGCCAAGATCAAGGGGCTACCATTTACGGTAACGGCTATCCTATTACAATCGATGGTGGTACTTCTGGCTCAGTGTTTCTATTAGCTAGTTGCGGCATGCGATTTTTTGGTGGCCCTCCTGTAGTTAACTTTGTCAACTCTCCTATTTTTGCTCAAACCATTCAGTGTATCAATAACGGCACATTTAAAACTGGAGCGATGCAGTTTAACGGCACTGCCTCGATCACTACTCGTTATCAAATGTCTGAGAATTGCGCTCTAGATCAAGAGCAAAATGTTACTGAAATTAAAGGTGCTTTACAAGGTGCTTTAACTGGTGGTGCTGTCTATTATAATGCAGGCTCTACTTTCACTGGTACGATTAGCGGCACTACTTTAACCGTTAGCGGATTAGTTGCCGGTAATGGCGCTCTTGGTGTTAACAATCGCGTCCTAGGTGCTGGTGTCACTGCTAACACCAAGATAACGGCATTTGGAACTGGTACAGGATTAAACGGTACTTATACTGTTAATAATTCTCAATCTGTTGCATCAACTACTATGACTTCAGCGAGCATTTATCCATGTATCGCTAGTGTCGGTCTATGCGATACTGTGGTTGCTGCTCCTACTGGTTTAGGTGTTGGTGGTACCGCTGTTGCTGTTGATGACGGATTTGGAGGCGATTATTCAGGGCAAGTCACCCTCACTACCGGCTCTAGTGGTACTGCTGCTAGTGGTTCAGTATTCGTCATTCAGCACAGTGCTATGAATTTCTGCACTGCTTCATTGAGTGCTTCTGGTACTGCTGTTCTAGGTTCTGTTGCTTCAACGATGGGGACTAGCGCTGGTGTGAAATGGCTTCAATTAGCTTGGACTAATTCTGGTGTGCTCGCTACAGGTTCTACTTACAATATCAACTATGCTTGCAGGTAAATAAAAATGGTTAGCAAAATTCCAGCGTCAATTCGTTATAACAATCCCGGTGCAATGTGGGGCGGAAACGCTCTTACTCGAAAATGGGGTGAAACTGGTCATATTGGTTTAAATGACGGTCTTAAACAGGGAAATCAAATTGCTATCTTCCCTGATAAAATTCATGGCGCTTGCGCTCAATTCGATCTATGGCGCACAAGTAAATATTATCACGATAAAACTTTAAAAGCTGCAATTACTACTTGGAGTGGAGGTAATTGGGTTGATGAGTATGTATCATTCATCGAAAAGCACGCTCCCGGCATTAATGCCAATACTGTTATCAGTAGCGCTTTGCTTTCTTCTCCATTGGGTATCGCTTTTGTAAAAGCGCAAGCATGGCACGAGGCAGGACAGTCTTATCCGATGACGGATGCTGAATGGTCGCAAGCTCAGAGCATCGTGTTTGGTGGTGTTCCAGTTGAATTAGCTGATGATCCTCAGCCATTGATTTTGATTGGTGCTAGCGGCAATGCTGTTTCTAAAATTCAGCATTATTTAGGAGTTAAAGAAACTGGAGTTTATCTAGACAACTCCGAAACCAAATTCGCTCTGCAATTGTTCCAAGTCAGAAACGGCTTAACGCCAGATGGCAAGTGTGGGCAGTTGACATGGGCGAAACTTGAGCCTAAGACTACTTAAGATTTTAAATTTTTGATGGGAAAATTACACTATGAATAAAACTCAATTACAAACTACGTTCGCTCCATTAATTGCGGCTCTTGCTGGTTTCTTAGCTGGTAAGGGCTATTTTGGCTTTGATGCTCAAACTTGGATTAGCATTATCGGCGGTGTTGCTGCTGTTGCAGCTACGGTTTGGGGCGCTGTCGCTGCGCGTCCACAAGCATTAAAGGATACTACTGGTGGATTACCTAATACTACGGTGGTAACTGATAAAGCATCGGCTGAAGCACTTAAAAATAATAAAGACGTCATTGCGGTAACTCCTGAAATCGCAAGTGCAATCAAAAAGGCATCGTAAAATGAAAATTTTAAAATTTACTGCTATTGGCTTTATGGCTTTATGGCTTGGCGCTTGTGCTCAGCTACAGGCTATTACCACTGTTGCAACTACTTCAGTTACTCCTACTGAAGCTATTGTTACTGCGAACGCATTCAATGCTATCAAGTCTGGAGCGACTGCATTCTTAACCTATTGCGCGTCTACTCCTACCGATGCAACTTGTAGCGCTAATAATCGCCGCAACGTAATTGCTTATGTTCGCTCTGGTACTGCTGCTAGAAATCAGATTGAAACTTATATTACTAGCGGCGGGACTAGCATTCCTTCTGCGGTTTATAATACTTTGGTTGTAGCTATTAATAATTTAAAAACTACGCCAGCAGCTAACTATACGGGAGTGCAATAACATGGAAAGTGCAATCATTGCAGCAATCACTACCTTGCTTACGGTGGTTCAAACCGTTCTGCCCACAATCTCAGGAGCCACTGCATCCCCTGTTATTATTTCGGTGGTGACTGCTCTGGAGAAGTGGATACCGCTCGTTATAGCCTTATTCCCAAGCGCTACAAGCCTCTTTCAGAGCATTAAAAATATTATCGCCTCACTGTCGAGCAATCCTGACACACCCGCTCAGCAACTCGCTACGCTTCAGCAATTAGACGCTCAGGTTGATACTGCCTTTGAAGCTATTGCTGCCAAGACAGACCCAGATTTGCCAAGTGGTGATCCGCTCGCTAAGAAATCGTAACTCTTGACAATGACGCGCAAATGCCCATTGCCGAATTACTCGAATTAGTTAAAACTGGTGGTGGCATTTGCGCGGTTTTGCTTTTGCTAGCTCTAATATGGATGAATAAACAATTAGAGAAAGCACATACTGAGCGTAAAGAAGCATTAGAAAAATTAGAAACTAGTAACGAGAAACTTCAAAGTTTATCCGAAAGAACTTTGGTCCTGCTGACTGAGATTAAAGTTTTATTCGGGAGCCGATAATGTCAACGATGACACGCAAATTTTCGGCCGATGAGCTTGCTGATTTAGCTATTCAGCAAATGGACGATTTAGTCACTCACATAAGACAAATGAACGGTAATACACATACCGTCAAAGAAATGATTAGCGACATCTGGGCGCATAGAGAGAATACGCCATTTGTCGTTACTGTCTATGAAGCTATACAGGAAGTAAAGCCCGATGGCTTGGGAGCTATCGGGCGAAAGGCTGTTGAGACTTAGACCTTATCTGCATCATATTTGCCCTTAATGTGGGCATGGAAATACTTTCCAGCACTTTCAGCCGCCAGCAATCCGTCAAAGACTTCCTTTGGCACGTCCTTATAGCTGTAGGCTCCTCCACTAGCGAAAGTTAGTGTCAGAAGCTTTTCGCTTTCGTCATAAGTAATCTTGCTGATCATTCCAGAACGGGTAATTTCAACTTCAACCATTTTTCATTCTCCATTAAAAGAAACTGACTTGTTTAGCTCTTTTATAGTAACCGATGTCGTATAATATTTCTTTGGTCAAGTCAATATATTTTTGATAATCAATTTGATCCTCTGGGAAGCTTTCCGGCAAATCCTGTAAAGGCCAAGCTCCATCTGTCTCAGCAACCTTATTTCCAGAGCTTACATAATTGATTGTTCCACGCACGCCTTTGTAGTAAGCCCATCGAACGACTTTACCTAGATACTCGCCGTCCTTATGCGCTCCACCTTTGACGTTTCGGACCACTACAAATCTAGTAATATCTTTGCAAGTTCTGATAGTTTCTTCTACTGGCGTTCCTTTGCTAAGAAATAATTTGATAGCATCTGAGCATATAAGATGAATTGGGTTATTGTCGAGTTGTGTTCCGCTCTGGCTTCCAACTTCGCTATATGGCCCTTTAACTTTAACGGAACCATCGGACTTAACCGCAAAATATGCATTTACGTCACGCGCGTAGTATTTTTCATACTGCACATCTTCTAACTGAAAGCCTGTTAGCTTTTCCCAATACCTAATCCAATAGACTACTTTTTCTTCATCTGCTTCATTGTAGAAGGTTACAACGCCGTCTGTATTGGCTGATACAACTTCAATTCCATTGCACTCAAACATTTCAGCTAGCATTAAAATAGAAAGCTGACCAGTCAAATTCATTTGAAGGGTGTTAGCTGGCCCGTACATTGTCGAGAACACATCACTGAATTTTCCTGATACTCCATTCAAGAAAATTTTTAAACCTTTGTCCTTTGTAAATTGTTTATTCTTTTTAGCTTCTACTCGCTGATCTTTAAAGCCTTTATAGACGACTAGAAAGTTTGCTCCCATGGCTGGAGGGTACAAACCCATATTAATAATAGCATTAGGATAATAGCTTGTAACATCAATATCTTTTAACTTACCGCCATTCTCAGCAGTAAAGGTTTTGCACTTATCCTTAGAATGCAATCCACCTATACCGACGCTAAACCAGTTGTTACCAACTTGTACTGGCTCTTCTAGCTCAGGAGGCGATATGATCTTGCCAGTATCTCCTATGATAAATTCAGCTTTCTTAATTCGTCGCAGTAAATCTTGCAAAGGCTTAGTAGCGTACATTAGGAATGTGGGCACAGAATACTTATAGACGGTTCCAGCCTCAATAGTTACTCGCTTAACCCATCTTTTATTTAGCTTTCCTACCTCTTGAGAAATAACAGCCTCAGCCATTTGAGCGTCACTCTTACTCATAAGGTCTAAGCTATACTCAATAGAAATGGCTTCTCTTAACTCTAATCGTTCCTTACAAAATTTAAAAACTTGCTCGGTAACATCCAAGTCATTGCAGTTATATTCTTGGACTACCGGGATTTGCCAGTCTTGCAACGGCTCATTGTCAGGAAACGGTAATTCCTGAATTCGTTTACTGTGTAGTCTTGCGCCATATAGTTTAAGACTGCCCTTAAGAGGGCATACATTGAACAAATCAATATGCTGGCGCGGCTGTAGCTTATAAATTTCAAAGCCGTATTCCTTTGCTATTTCATTCGGTCGCTTGCCTGATAGAATGAGAGCATTGGCGACATCTTTTAAAAACAATGGGTGGCGGTTTACATAGCTCGCCCACAACATAGGTAAATCGAAAGGAAGCGAATTAAACCCAACACTCCTAAAACTGTGTATAATCCAGCTAAGAAAAAATGGATCAAAGTCCCCATCAACTCTGATATACTTTCCGGATTGCACATGCTTAAACCCCATCATGTGATAGTTTGGAAAGTATTCTCCATCTAGGATGATATCTCCACCAGCAGCCGCGCGCAATTCAGTCTCGCTCATATAAACGCGCTGGAGCATTGGCCTAGGGCGATATGGCTTTAGCGTAACTCCCTTACCGATTACTAGGTAGCCATCTGCGTCTAGCTTCATTTATATTAATGCTCCGCTAAACTCATTCCACAGATTATAGATTTCTCTATTCTTAGATTTTGCATATTTCAAACAATTAGCAGTTCCACCCCTTGATCCGTTCCATAGTGCCAATAGCAAATCAGAGTTATTCACCATCCACTCATTTCTAATTTGCATTTTATACGCAGCGTAACCTCCCTCGCTTACGATTTCTATTTTAGAGGCCATGCTCATAATTTGATTGTATCTCAGGCGGGACGCTTCAGGCCACATCATCTCCTGACCTTTAAACGGCACAGCCGCTAGCAACGGCACGTGAGCGTGAATAGATGCTTCAGCAAGAGCTTGGTCCCAGCCCAACGCCATTCCAGATATGACCCTGCGCGGTTTATTGCGAGCAATCCAATGTTCGGCTAATCTCACCAAGTTGTTATGAGCATTCTCGCTATAGCCTCCTAGTTTGTCAGGTCTGTGTCCTGTGCCTGCGATTATCATACTCGCCCCGCAATTGCGCCTCTCACATTATCACCAAAAAATAACGTCATTTTATGATTACTGTGAGGCACTAAAAAATCAACTGTTTTGATTAATGGCTCAATCATTTTGAGTTGTTTAATATTCAGCACTGGCCCTTTTGGTAGTCCATAAACATCATAACTCGCTCCTTTTAAATCTTCCTCGTGTGAGCGCATGACATTACTATCAAAATAGACAAAGCCTGTTTCTGAAAACTTCTCTAGCGCTTTTACTCCAGTATAGAAATTCTCAGGTATAGGCCATGGGCTAGCTTTCTTATCTAGAATAGTACCAACATCGGGCCACTTCTCATTGAAGAATTGCGTTTTAATCCAAGACCCATCTTCATAATAGAATGTGCAACTAGATTTGCTTAATCCGAATTGAGCTAGCTTCTTTGGATTAGAAATTAAAGGCTTAATGAGAGCCTTTGGTAAAGCCAGCATTGGAGGCAAGTCTATTCCATGCCATGCCTGTATTAGCACTAACCTATCCGTTGAAATGCAGGTTCCATTATGGATTAAAACGGAGGCCGTCACCACGCTTCCCTCATCTAGGGCCAGAGGCGCGACCAAACTCAACGAGTGCTTAAATGTGTCGCTCACAAATGCAATCGGCGGGTCTGGAAAGGCTGGCTGAAGTTCCGTCAAGGCGAGACAAGGAACCAAGGCTTTGAACTTGTCAGACTTGATTAATAAATTATGCTCGTTTTGAGTGATAGAGAAACCTTGCCCACACTTAGACAGAGCTTCCTTTAGCAACAATCCATTAGGACACGTTGACAAATCCTCTTTAATTGGTTCCCCCATCGCAATTACACCATTGAACGCAATAGCCCATCCATTGCGGAATGCAACATGCGTTTCTAATACAGAGCCTTCATCCTTCTGAATTAGGGATAGCTGGCGGATTGTATTGAGAAGTGGATTATCCGTTGTGATTTGCTTTCGTGGACGCATTTGGTTTAATGCCATTTCGTTGCATTAGTCTGCGAATAGTCGAATAGTCTCGATTAAATCTAACTGATAGGCCATATAGCGTTTCACCATTTCTACGCCGCTCTATGGCGTCGCGTTGTTCTGCCTCTGTCATATAAGCAGGATTGAGACTTTCACCACAATGAGGGCAAAGCTTAGCAGAGCGGCCTACTAGAGGCATTTAATACATTCCTCGATTGTATCATATCGTGTAGCAAATGAATGAAATACGCTTTCTATTCCACCTACATTGATTAATTTTTTACCTTTAGCAAAAGCATATCCTGCTTCCCAATGCCTTCCGCCTCCTGTAAATAGATCGCCACGGTTGAGCGTTTTAGAAATTACAATATCTGAAATTTCGATGTCAGCTATATCAATTCCTGCCGCATTTCTAGCTTGTAACGTTTCTGTCTTTTCATCTAGCCAACGCGATGTTACAATATGACCAGCATTATGCAAGAGCCTACGCCATTCTCGCATAAGAGCTTGCTCTTTAAATTGGGCGCAAAGATAGATTTTCATTTTAAACCTCAAAACGGTATTTCAATTTCTTCATACGCTTCGCAGCTATACACGAGAACCTCAGTCGGCGGCTTTGCTTTAAACTTTCCGCACAAATCGTCTGCAAAACTCCAATAAGAGCAGTTGAGACAATTGCGATAAGGAAAGTCTATTTGACCAGTTCTGAAAACTTTCTCAATAGCGTACTGCACAGATCGTTCAGCGCTAGGTCTTATTGTAGGCATTGGTTTTTTATATGCCATAGATAGCTCTATGATTAGGATGAATTTTACCAGTGATTGACCAATACCAAAACCAATAAAAACGCCTAGCAAAGCATTGAGCTTTAAATTCTGGTGACATATCTAAAACTCTACCCCTAAAACCTCTGGTGATAATCGTCCTTTATATCGCTTATTCACATGAACTCGAATTCGCCTAGGCTGCCTCAACTCGCTGGTTACTTTTAAAACATCATCAACAAAGTGTGGAGGCTCTGACGTATGACGTTGCCTCCACCAATCAACAAAACTTTTTCTAAAGCTAGCCTCTGGAAATACAAATTCATCAATTCCATTGAGACCGCAAAAATAGGTAACTTTTAAATATGGATTTTTGCCTGTACGACTTTCTTTCTTATTGTAAAGCATATAATTTACATCAAAGGTTTCAACCTGTATAGCCTCTGGTTCTCGAATTAATTCGTCTGTTCCTGCTCTCTCAGTAATCTTGACTTCAAACTCAAATGGCTTTCCGCAGACTTCGCATCTAACTGCTTTGATGTGGTGATATATACCGCAAGCTTCGCATAGCTTGATTGGAATGGTTCCTGTTTTATCACCCTTCTTTTTAGGTAGCGCAGGATCATTCACCGGGCCTAATCGCATCGCGTTCTTAGCGAAGTCAAGAACTAAGCAATCGCGCTTTTCTGGCTCAGGTCTAGTGCCTCTGCCAAGCATTTGTATCCAAAGACTGACGCTCATTGTAGGTCTGAGCATAACGATCATATCGATACCCGGATGATTAAATCCAGTTGTCAATTTACCGTAGTTTACAATAGCGCGCAGCTCGTATTTTTTAAATGCAGCGATTGCTGTTTTATTGTAATCAGACGATTGTTTAGAATGCACAGACGCGCAATTAATTCCAAGCTGAGTGAGCATCTCCGCTATGTGATTAGCATGATCGATGCCTGATGCAAATATCAACCATGATCGTCTATTCTGACCATGATGGATAGCCTCTTGCAGGGCTTTCCAAGTTATCTCTGCTTTATCAACTTCATGCTGAAGTTGAGAAGCTACAAACTCGCCTTTCTGCATCGCAACGTTACTAACATCTAACGAGACTGATGTTTTCTTAGTAACTAGTGGCGCCAAATATCCGTCAGAGATCAGCTTGTTGAAATTCTCCATGCTCGTCAAATCATGAACAACTTCATTCCAAAGCTTACCCTCTGTGAGCAGACCCATCCCCATACGAAATTGTGTCGCTGTTAATCCAATGACTTTCAAAGCTGGGTTGATAGCTTTCATCTCAGCTATAAATTTTAAATACATAGACGCTTCTTCATCCGAAATCAGATGCGCTTCGTCTACCCACAATATGTCGCGATGACCAAACGGAGCAGCTCCTAACCTAGCGACACTTTGAATTGTGCCATAGATGATCGGATCGACAATAGATTTGCTCTTCAAACCAGCGCTGTAAATTCCAATTGGTGCTGTAGGCCACACGCTTTTTAAGGCATCGGCATCCTGTGCTACTAGTTCGGATGAATGCGTAAGCAGCATGAAGCGCTGATTAGGCCAAAGCCGCATAGCTTCGCGGATGAAGATAGCCGGGCAGACGCTCTTACCAACACCAGTAGGCCAACATAAAAGCACATTGCCTTTACCGCCGTTGGTGTAGTAGCTCCACAGAGCGTTGAGCCCGTCTATCTGATATTGGCGAAGCTCAATCATAATTACAGCGGTATCCATTCATTGCAACCACTCTTGATGAAGCTCTCAGGAATTACACCAAATTTAGAGCACGTCCATGTGCCGTTTTCTGTAGGCATGCTATTCTTACATGATCGGCAATTCTTCAGAGGGATTTTATTATTGTGGCAAACGTTCTTTAGAAAGCACCACTGGCATTCTTGATAGGCTGGATTGTTGCTAATGCGCTCTGGAGGATTTGGGCTGAGAATAATCTCCTCAGCTTTCTTTTCCAATTGCTTCGCGTAGTTCCAATCGAGCTCAACAATTTCAACTTGTATGTCATCGTCATTCTTATTCTCTGGAAAGTAAATTCCATATTGAATGTTTAGCTTGTAGCCGTATGAGCACATCTGCGCCCAATGTTGAGGCTTAGCTTTCTTCAATCCGTGTTGAACATAATACGTGAACGATTTTGTATTGTGAGTTTTAAACTCAGCTAGAAACGGAACGCCGGAATGCCAAGGCGTGATGACAACGCCATCACAAGAGCCACCATAGTGACCCATGACACTAGTCATACGGAATTGCTTTCCGTTAGTGTCAAAGCGGTGAACTGTGCAACCAATACCCTCAAGATAATTAATATATTTTTCTTCCTCACGATGACCACGCGCAAACAATCGGCGCATACGTCCATCATGAGTTTCTAAATCAGCCCAGCGGAATTTATACCATAGTTTGCGCGAGCATTTATCGCCAATCTCAGAAATACCAAGATGATTTCTATGCTCAGCAGGATAGGTTTTAATTGACCATTCCTCAATACCATTCTCGATATTGGCTTTGATTTCTTGAAGGTCGAAACGGTTAAGAGTTTGCATTAATCAACCCTCAGCTTGCTAGCGAGAGCATAGATAAAACGCTCATGCAGATATGGAAACAATTCGTTGATTGCGTATTGAGCATTCATTTTAATTTGTGGAGCAGGAGCAAAATAGCTAATTTGTAAATCCTCAGCTTGCGCATGTTTCAATGTAGCAATCACACTATAATTATTTCCTCGTGCTAAAGACCCTCTAATATCAGCTACAGCAGGAAGAATATAGCTAGGAGGCATTTCAGGAGTATAAATCTCTGTCTGATCTATAGCCATTATTGGTGTGAATGTATTTGCATAATGTTGAAATGCTTCTTTTAAATAAGCATTTTCAGCTTTAAGCCTTTTGTTTTCGGCTATTAGCAAAGCTTCCTTTGGCGTATTGAAATCCATTGTACTATTCCTATTAAAAAGAGGCTTGCTAGTAGGGGCAGGATCACCAGCAAGCCTCAAGTTGTTACGCCTCTTGTGTTAGTCTTTGTGCGGCGTAATTACTGACCCCATGGCGGAGATTGAGGAGCACCACCGTTATTCTGCGCCCATTGTGGGGCATTCTGCGGAGCCTGTTGCGGCTGATTACCGCCCCATGCAGGAGCAGAGCCGGTCTGTGGCGCGGCGGCTTGAGAAGGCTGCTGAGCACCACCATTCCAACCCTGTTGAACCTGTGGCCCTCCCTGCTGAGTCTGAGGCTGATTAGGCTGGCCCTGCTGCTGAGCTTGCGCCGGTCCCTTACCCGGTTCATTGCCTGCCATGTCGTAAATCTTTTTAATTTCGACATAGCCACCTTCAGGCTTTTCAGCGCTAGGTTCATGGCCCTTTTGGAAACCGATATCCATAAGACCCTGAGCACCGCGCAAAGCAGCACCGTCATTTTTAAAATCAAGCTGAAAAATGCCTGTAGCATGACACAACGCTGAAAGCTGTTCGTTAGCAATCTTGCGTGCCTGCTCACTCTCATTCCAGAGATTATAATTGAATTTAATGGAGCCAGCAGGAGAGGTAAATTCAACCTCAAATAAACCTCCCTTTGGCGGCTGTCCCGGCTCAGTCTTTACAGCCTTCGCCTCTGTGCCAGTGATCTTAAATGGAAACTTATTTCCAACAGGGTGCCTTCCTCCACCTTGGCGCGGTTGAACTTGGCGAGCGTCGAATGTTGCGTCAAAAGTCATCAGTTTAAATCCTCTTCAACAGTTGGTTAAGTTGCTTGATACGAGCTTTTACGATAGTGCGAAGTTCAAGCCTCTTATCAAGAATATCAGTTATGTTTGCCAGAGTGAGAAGTTCCTCTGTGCTTTCCTTCTGATATGGCCCTCGTTTAGTGCCCGGTTTAACACCGCGCTTTTTTGCTTTCTTGACCATTAACCCCATCCTTGCTGGCTATTAGTTTCAGCAACCGGCTTTACAGTCTCTTCCGGCCTAGGATCACTTTCAATTTCAGGAGTGTCCTTATTCAAACGCTTCACAAGATCATGCAAGCGTGCTGAATTTTCTGGCGTCGGATCACTATAAATTTTACCAGCAGTATTGTTGATAAGACACTTCAATTCATCTTCAGTAACTCGGAGCATCCATGTTTTCATTTTAAATCATCCTTTAATGAACTTTTCAAACTTCTGAGCAGCAGCTACAATCAAATCAGGATTGCAGACCATCTGGTTATTATCGTTATAAGCTGTACCAGCGCCAGCCTTGATAGCCATTTCAACAGCCACACTACGGATAGACATAGCTTGGCGGTTTTCATCTGGCTTGTTATTTCGTTCATCCATTGCTTGTTACCTTTGTCACTAGTTTTCCAAAATGAGGTTCTTCAAATTCAAATGCTTTTCCTGTTCTCTCTCTTGCTATCACTCCCATAGTTCCTTTACAGCGAAATGCTAGATGCCTACCCACACTAGGAATGTCAGCTAAACCTAAATGAATGATTGCGTCATACAAATAAGGTACATCAGCGTTTAATTGTTGACCGGGGAAATATGGACGGCGAGTATTAATCCCGTCAATATCTTTAATCTCTTCTTTGGCGATTAGATATGTATGCTTATTTTGAGTAAAATACAATCGCCGCAAATGGTTCATGGTTCGCTCAGCCATGTAGCCATATTGCTGAAGCCCATGCTTAATAGTCTTTTTGGCTTCCTGTAGATAAATATCAGGCATGTGCGAAATACTATCTACAACCAGAGTATCAAAATTTTTAGTTTCTTGACTACCAAAAAACCAAAGAAAAAATTCGTCGATGGCCTTCTCAGTGTAAGCTTGATATGTGGGCACTTTGCTCCCTGACATACTGAGCAAACCGGGTTCACAAGCCAACATTACGGGGCGAGGGCATGTATTAGCCAACGGGGTTTTGCCGCTACCAGCCGCACCATATATGATTGCTTTGACGCCAAATTGCTTAGCAAAATCGCCAGCAGGGCGTAAGTCAGATGCTTGCATATTGAATATCACTTCTTTTTAAATTTCTTACACCAGCCATCAGGATTGATTTTACCCTGCACAATAGCGCATTCAGTTTTATTGATATAGTGCTCACACAAAGAACAATGTTCCTCTGCTGAGCCTTCATCAGTATATTGAACTTGATATTTGCGATAGGGTTTGGTCATTTTAAATATTCCAGATGGTTTAAAAGACGTTGGGACTACGCCATCAATCATCTGGCTATCCCATGACTGGCGAGGCATGTCTATTTCTTCTTCGCTTTCGGTTCTTTAATCTCAAGCGTAGGAGCAGCATCCGTTATCGTCAACATCTCTGAATTTACAATCTCAAGAATTGCTTTAGCGTCTTGGCTACCCTTCTCAGCTTCCTCTTGTAGCGTTGTATACTCTGTCTTTAAAAAAGACGGATGCCAGCTAACCAACCTTTCAGCAATGAATGCACCTTGATTACCAACCTTAGCAATTTTGTCGAGTGCAGACCAAATCTTGTCATTATCTGAGGCAAGATTATAATTATATTTATTGACAACCTTAGCAGTATAGCCTGCTCCAAGCTCTACATTAGTAGTGCCTTCAGGTTTAGTCGGAGTGAGAAATGCGACGCATATTTTGCGGTACTCCATTTCCAATTCTTTAGCTCGCTTTAAATGCTCACCCATATCTTTCCACATCAAGAGCATACCGTCTTGATTAAGAGGATAATTTCCAGCAATAAGAGCTAATTCAATCTCAGGAGTTAGCCAGTTAGGCTTTTCCTGTGCTGGCTGTTGCCAAGCTGACCAACTATCATTCATTAGTTATTACCCCATGTCTGAAGCAGTTTGCTAGCGTCTGAGGCTCCATTCTGCTGCTTAGTTTTCATATCGTCATCAGCTTTTTCAATGCTAGCTTCAATGGGTTTAGCATCTTCTTTACTGACAATCTCATTAACTGTATTGAGCTTGCCAGCGCGATCAAATAGCAGAGCTAGCCTAATGTCGATCAGGTCTAGGAAAGCATCATCCTCAGACTTCCAACCTGCAATGCCAATCGTGCTATTGTGGGCATTAAGATAGACTGAGCGCATATTGTTGCGGCATTGGTCCCATAGCGTTCTATCTTCAGGACTAAGAGCTTTAAGAACCTCGCGAATGTCTGGCATCAATCACCATAATGCTTAAGATTAGTCAACATCACTGTTGCAAATTCCATAGCTTTAAATTCGCTATCGAATTGAGCAGAGAAAGAAACAACTGTTACCGGATTATCAGACTTAGGAATTACACCGGGAATTTGTACAGGTGGAGCTGGAAAGCCACTATTATTAGGATATGGATGAATAGTGGTCATGTTCATACTTACATTTTTCATGATAGCCATTATTTAATCACCGTTCCATCATAAGGAATTTCAATCTTCGCAGTGATTTCCAGAGGGATTTTACCCTCTGGAATGTCTTTGCGCATGAGATAGATACTCGTTACAGCAGCCTCTTTATCTACAGCGTAATATCGAACTGAATGCTTCTTTTCCGAATTGAGTTTCATCGGAATAGTCAGGACAATCATCATCTATTCTTTCTATTTTGATTATTTGGTTTTATCATATGGCCTAATATGTATTCCCAATCAACAAAATCAATAGTAATCATGATATCATTGGGAATAGCATTCGGCAAATCTTTTCTGTTTATATATGCGTTCTGCATAGCAGCAGATGGATCAACAGCTTTAAATTTAATTGAATACTTCTTTTCTTCTTCCAACTCCATATGGATTTTGATTGTGTCTGTCATGATACGCGACCTTTATACTGATGGTTTATTTACTATTCACTCATTTACAATTTCCATTCCCATTTCAATTTCAGACTAAAATAGCCTCTACTGGTTTTAGTTTGGGGCAATCCAGTAGAGGCTACCTTATGAGCTAGGCTTTAGTCTAGCCGCCGGTCATGGTCAAACCCTCCTGCAAAGCCCCTAGAAGCATCCTTTAGTGTGCTGGAAGCTAGACGGCCAAAATTCTGCCGTCAAGTGCCAAATTCGACTTTTCGAACTTTTTTTGACGTGCTATGTGTGAGCATCTTCACTCAATCTTTGAAAAATCAATGAAAAAGACACTCAAGCCTTTTCCCTCTAAGCTCGAAGCACGCGCTAAAGAATTACTAATCAATAGCCAGTTAACCAGCAAACAAATAGCTAGAGATACCGGGTTATCTGCAGCGTGGTTATGTGATTTTTCTAAAAATAGATTGGTTCATGCTTCAGCCGGACGGTTAGAAGCGTTGTATACCTATCTATCTGGTAACGAT